CAAATAAAACAATAACATTTAAAAGATGCGAGATAAAGAAGACGGGGCTTAGGTCTCCTATATTTAATTATAATTATTCGTTCTTTTCTGCTTTGAGCCCAGTTAGGCAGATGCCTGATAATAGACAACTTACAATAGGTTTAGACGCAAATTTAGAGCCAAAACAAATAGATAACATCAAAAGGCTTTTAGGCCAATCGCAAACAGCAGACAACACTTTATTGCCGCAAAGCGAAATGGAAATTGGCGGATTTTATATAGAAAATCTATTCCCTGAAAACACAGAAGACGCGAATTATAATATAATTAATAATTCTGATATAGAAGTGAATATAACAATAAGCAAGATAAAGAGTGCGCCAGATATTAAATTTGACGATTTCTCTAAATCTTCTGTAATTAAAATTATAAATAAAAAATAATATGTCGTCTTTTTATGTAAGATCTGATTTTTTTAATACAGATAGCGCCTCTGTTAATCCTCTGGCTTCCGTGTTTTCTGATAATCAATATTTGATTTCTGAATCAGAAGCTTTTAATAGCCCGACATATATTAAAGGTGTTGCTAGAAATTATATTGATAATATATTATTAGGAGCTAATTCTGATTCGTTTTGGTCTGACTCTTTAGGGCTTGGCGGGAATGGCGCAGCATTAGATATAGGAGATATTTATTTGCCTGCTAGTTATAAATTCGCGCAATCGAAATGCGTTAGTGATAATGGAGGTTCTGGAACCGCTGGGGGAGCAGGTGTTGCGGCGAATGTACAATTAAATACTGGAAATTTTATTGAAAAAAGATCAATAGGAAATCTAAATTCTCAGAATATAGGAGAGGAGGTAATGTATGAAGTTTATATATATTCTTATTCTGCTATTGTAATAAATAAAGCGTATCATAAATTGCTGCCTTCTGGAGATGGAAGTTCTGCGACAATGCTTTCTTTGAATATGTTAGATAGTGATATAGATAAAGTACCAGTAAATACTATTTATATCAACTATAGCAGTTGTAAGATTTTAAATTTTAAAATCGTTCCATCTCAAGAGCAGGGATCTTTTTATTATAAAAATTTAATTTTAATAGAAGATAAAACGCTCGATTATTTAGAAAATTTTTCTAATAAATTTTATTACGATGCTGGAACTCAAAGATATTATTTAGATGATCAATTAACAGAATGCTCAATAAAAGTAAGCGATTATTTTTATCCATTTGTCCTTTTAGTTACTTCTGATGGATGGGTGAGTAAAAGCGTTTTCCACGGCTCTATTTCTCTTCAATTGGAAAAGATCAACGACACTACTGTAGAAAACATATCAACAGAAATTAATTATGAATATGTTAATATTTGCGACTCTTCGGTTTCGGTAGCCCCGAACAACACAATATCATGCACAAGCAATGCGGGAGAAGTTTCTGTAAATGTTAACGGGGTTATAAAAATATTTGAAGACCAGCAAATTTGCCCAATTAATGGAACAGCAAAAACAGTAATAGCAGTCTTTTCGCTAAAAGCGAATGAAATACTAACGCTATATAAAAACTTTGCATCAATTAATACAGTCAAAGCAGATATATGGGGCTATAACTTCAGATACATAAAATATTTTGATGGAACAAATTATTATTCTTTTAAAGATAACGGAAGCGTAGCCTCAGCAACTGTGTCTTACATAGACCAGATTTTAGATTTATCTAAATATTTTAGCATAAAAGAAATTTCTGGTGGTGAGCTTCTTTCGGATTCTGGAACAGTAGTAGCAATAACATTAAGATTTAGAATATATAAAGTTTTAGAAACAGATGCAGACGGCACAGATTATTCTTTAGATGTGCCTGTAGAAGTTAAGATCCCCAGAATAGTTTCAATAGATGAAGATACCGAGGCTAAACAAATTATAATTAAAACTGATTTTGCCACAAGATTAGTATATAGATTTAATCAAGAAAATGATACCTCTATTAATGTAACAGATAGTGCTGATGGTACAAATCAAATAACAACTATAAGTTCGACTGGTAAAATAGGGACATTTTTTTGTAAAGCTTTCAATTTTTATTATGATTTTGCAAATATAATAAGAAATCAATATGCTACAGAAGAACAATCTATAGAGTTGATAAGAAATATAACAATACCATCTTTCACTTTGACTGTAAAAATAGGAGGCGTGGCAAAAACTATTTATGACGAAAATTCAAACTCTTATTCTTTTTTGACATTTACTGATTTGTCGCAAGATCAAATGCTTAACTATACAGTTTATTCTGATTATATTACAGAAGGTGGATCTTATACTTTTCAATTAGCCTATAGTTTAGTAAATACTAAATATTCTTCGATGTTTTTGAGGCTAGGGAATGACCCAACTTTAAGGCCGATGGTTTTAAACGCTGGAGTTTCTTCTGTCATTATAAGCAAATCTAATTTATTTAAACTTTTAGACAAAGAAAATAGAATAATTTTATCGTTTTTAGCAGATGGAGAGGTGCCATTCGATTTTCCATTTACATTTTTAAATACTTCAGCCTCTAACCCTCCGGTTTGTAATGCTTTTTCTTTGTCTAGGGTGCAGCTTGATTATCCAAATGCATCAATATCTTTTCCTTTAACATATACATATGCAGATGAAGTTGAGTATTCTATTATAGATCAAAATGATCAACAATTATATGGCCCTATATTAATAAAAGAAAAGTTTGATGATATAGAATATTATTTTACGTCAGGTTTACCCAGACAAAGATCAGTGCAGATAAATAACATAAAAATAAATAATCAAGTTACATCTCTGAGAGCTAGAGCGACGGTTAGAAATATAATATCTGCTGCCAATCCCTCTAAAGCAGAAAGCACACAAACTTCTTCTAATTCATACTCTGTGCCGTCTAAAATAGGAGAAGCAGAAGTTGCTTTATACTCTGATGATCAATTGAGTACAGAAATATTTGAGATAACAAAAGGAGAATTTTTTTGGGCATTTTTGCGGTTAAAAGATATCAATGGGAATGTAATTTCTGTTGGAAGTTATTCTAGCTATTTAAACTCAAACTACAAGCCTGAAATTTTACTGCTTGAATCAGCCGACTCTAATAGAGACTTAGATGGTGTAATTTCAGAAAGAGTGAATGAATATATTTTTAAATTTAAAATAGAAAATAGCACTCTTTTTAACGATACAGATGCCGTGTTCCAAGCTAAATACCAACCAATAATAGACTCGGAGATACAATAATGCCAATAAGATTAACACAACAAAAATCATATCCAATAGCTGTAAATAGAGAAGACCCGGGAACATCTTCTTTGCCTACAGTAGCACTAACCGCAGAAAAATACGAAAACAATTTAGATAAGTTTAATTTGATAATAGCAGTATTAAATGCTTCTTCGGCTATTTTATCAAAGCAATTTTTTACTACCAAAAATGGAGACGAAGAACCCGTAAACGAACCAGAATTATTTGACGTACAAAATGTAAAATTCAAGTCTTTTGAGATAGATAGAGTGTATAAAACTAGATTTGTATTGACGGCTTCTAATTCTGTAGGGACAGTATCCACTGAACCTTTTACGGTAGACCCATCGAGTTCGACAATCTTAGACTTGCAAGAAAGTTCGATAGAAAGTTTTTCAATAGCCAGAGAACCTAAAACTTACGATCTAGTAAATGCACAATTAGTGTTAGCACCGACAGAAGAGTTCAATATATCTGCTTTATCAGGGTTAGAGCTTTTTTACAAAAGAAAAGACGCAGAAGATTGGAAGACTATAATTCTAAGTAAGAATAAATATTTAACTAGAAAAGACAGCAAGGGAAAAATTAGCGGCTATATTTTTAATTTTAATAAGCAGTCTATAATAAGATCAGACTCTGGAGGATATTTTGATTTTTACATAAAGGTTAGCTTTGATAGGTTTACGCCTCAAAATACAGAGCAAAAGACTCTTTTCTTTGATAACGTAGATAATACAGAACCACAAAGACCAATAGATTCTTCTATATCAACAAATATAATAGATGTAGTTAATCCGGCAACTTTAAGATACGAAATATATACTAAATTTTCTGAGGTTTATACAATATCGAATAATCGAACAGAATCAATCCAAGGTGATGAGGTTACAAGCGCAGAGCCCACTTATTCGCATGGATTTTTAGACACTTCGGTTTTTAAAGGATTAGACATAGGAATTTATTATTTTACGAATGGAGTAGGAAATGATTTTTTCTACTATGAGTCTAATTATACAAAAACAAATAATGAAACAAAGGGGTATTTTTATCCAGCTTCAGTTACAGAAATACATCCATGCATAATAACTAACAAAGAAGGATTAGCTAATAAATCGATAGTTTTATTCTGGAAAATAAATGATGACTTTTTCGACTATTCTTTTTTTGAAAATAAAATATCAATTAAAACAACGCTTTTCCAGGTAAAATTACAATATAAAAGTGGAGCTTCTTATGTAGATTTAACTAAAGCAATAACAATAACAAAAGATCCAACTACGACTTCGGCTACGGAAAACAAAAAATTTGGTTTCTTTACCAAATCTCAAAAATTTGTTTTATCAATAGAGCGAGATGTGGATATTATCGCGGCGCAAAGATCTTTATTTGATAGAATAGACGAATTAGAAGATAACAAAAATGATAACTTAAGACTTCTGGTGGTAAAACATGAAGTAGAATGCACATCAAGTGGAAGGACAAAGTCTCTGAGTTTTTCTAAATTACTAATTCCACCTTACTGGAGATACATTGCTTACGATAAGTATGTGCCATTAAATGCCGAAACAAGAAGCGAAAAAGACAAAAAGATAAATTTAGACTTAAATAGCCCAGTTTTGAGGGGCATTAGAATTCCAGAAGCTGGTTTTTATAAATATGATGAACTCAAAAGTATTGTAACTTCAGATGGAAAATCTTCGGCGACGTTTGATTTTAAAATACTTTATAAATTAGCATGTGAATATGATGTTTTTTATAAGGATCCAGTATTAGAGGGCACGGTAAATTCAATTCTTTTGCCATCGGTGCCTAAAGATGTATTTTTAATACCTCCGACTTTAAAAATACCACCTCCTAATTTAACTCCAGAATCTTCAGGCGGTAAAAGAGCAGAAGGGGTAGTCAAGTTAAATGAATACGGAAAAATAGTAGGAATACAAATAACTGATCCAGGCCATGGTTATTCTTTATTTAAAACTTTGCAGAGCAAAAGAGAGCAGACTTTTACAGATCTTGTTCCATTTGTTAAAAGTTCTTATCAAATAGTAGCTAACGATTTAAATATAAACAGAAACGTTTTAGTTTTACAAAATAATTCTTTTGATAGAGATAATCTAAAAGCTTCTATCGAAGGTGGCGTAAGGCTGGCAAGTGCTTATGCTGATAAGCAAAGACTAGAGCAAAACAATGGCAATCCTTTTTCCATAGAACAAAAAGCTAGGTTAGATGAGTATTTAAATTTTTCTATTCCAGAAGAGCAGTCAAATCCAGAAAATTCTGTAGTTTTTTACGATCTTGATGTGACGCAAGAAGAAAAAGATTTATCTTCTATTGGTGTTTTAGATGAAACTTGGAATATAATTTCAAAATTATATACAGATAAATTTACAAATCCACTAGAAAATAGCCAAATTTATACCGAAGATACAGACCCGGGCGTAAGCGAAGTGGAAGATTCAACAATCCCAAGCACAATAGAATCAACAAAAGATTCTAGTGCTATAACTCCAGTTTCTTTAAATCCAAACGTAGAGCAAAAAAATGCTGACGGTGGGACTCCTGAGCTATTTTCTTTAAATAATTTAACTGTTGTGCCAGATGCCAGCGCGGCAGTTTTTTCTACGAGCAGATTTACTCCTCCGCCATGGCTCACATTGCTGCCTCTTTCGGTGAGGGGAGATGGGCAATACAGCTTTGGTCCTTTGCCAAACATGCTACCAAGAGCAGAAATGTTCAATAGGCTAGTGATGGGAATAAATAATCTTAATGAAGTGAGAGTAATTTTGCCAATGATTTGGGCTATAGACCAAAAGAATTCTATTAATACTTGGTACGAGTCGTCTTTAGGAGATAATGAATTTAATTTAATTACATTTAGTACGAATGGAGCAAAACAAGCTTTGACAAATGAAGCTAGTGTTTATTTACCCATAAATTCTTCTATAGCAGTTTCTGCTTCTAGAAGTGTAGAAAGAGTGGAATTAAAATCAGATAGATCAGATCCTTTAGGTTTATCTCAAGGAATATATAAAGCTTCTTATGAGGATTCGATGACTATAAAATTTAAACCTTTCCTGCATCCTCTAATGGCTGGCGCATTTAAAGAAAGTTATTTAAGAACATTCAGAAGAAAAATATTGGGAATAGTTACAGAGCAAACAACATCTTGCGTCAATAATAACGCGCCAATCGGCGTAGGAGGATATACGGCCATTGGCTGCCGTGGATTGAATAATGATAGCTATGAAAAATATGTACCCCCAGGGACTTTACTGCCTACAGCCAATACAATTCCCAATACTTATTTTCAATTTTATAACGCAGGCGGAACTATAGAAGCCAATGCAAGAGGAACGGCTCAAGCGTTGTCGGTTTCTAACGGAAGAGCAAATGGAGAAGCAATATTTTGTACTTATGGATGCGGAGACTCTTATTCTAAATTAATAGATTTTACATACGCGAATATGTTCCCAGGAACAATAAAGATATGAATTTTAACGACTTCAGTAGTTTATTTAAAGAAGCAGCAAAGGTTTCAAAAAGTTTAAGCGGATCCGCAGTAAAGGCTGGATCAGCAATAGCTAATGGAAAGCCTATAATCTCTCAAAAAGACAAGGCCCAACAAAGATTAGATATATGTAGTAAATGCAAAGACCTAGATAGAGATCTAGGTCGATGCACGATTTGTGGCTGTTTCGTTTCGATGAAAGTGAAAGCCGATTACGAAAGCTGCCCGGCTAATAGATGGTAATTAGGCTTTTTTAATTCTTTCGATAAGCTCAAAAATCTTTGGCTTAGAAAGATCGTTGATTGATGTAATTTCTTCAGCTTTTTCGTACTTGTCTTTAATTAGTCTCTTTTGGATTTGCTCGAAAGAGATGTTCTTCTCTTTCATGAGGTTGTAAAGAACCGTAGCAGGAGACATCGGATTTTCTGGAGCTGGCTCATCGATAACTTTTGTGCCAATTTCTTCTTGACCAACGATGTTGATCTTGAGGAAGTTTCTGACGCATCTAACAAATGCTCTATTTTCAGCAATTGCAGCTAGATAATTTCTGGCGAAACTTTGAGTATTGTCAGGTGAAGCGTCTGCGATAGATTGGAAAGACACTTCTCTGTCAGCAGTTTCGTAGTTGCCTATCCAATTAATATAACAACTAGCAATTACATAATTGGGACCGGCCTCTGGGACATCATAAGATACACATGTAAAACCTCTAATTTGGGCAAGTTCTTTAATTCCACCTAATAGAATTAAAAGATCTTTGTCTTCTAGCTTTGAGATATCTGTTTCTTGGGTTCTTTGTTTATTGGGAACAAGAAACTCCGGGCGAATCATTTTACGCCAATTTACGTATCCGTCTTCGTTAAATACATATGGAATAGGAGGGTCTTCAAGAAGACCATATTCGTTTCTTTTGAGAACTTTGGGAGGAATACTCATCACTTGATTATGGCTTACAATTTCTCTTTGGTCAAGAAATAAAAGTAGTCAGCTTCTTCCTTGAACTCGTCGTCGAAATAAGGAGGTAAAGCACATTCAGCTTCTCTTACGCTTGGATGGTTCAATGATACTTTAGCGTTCCATCTACTACAAAATGTTTTGCCAGACTTTACTACAATTTTATTTGCTTTATAATAAACTTTAGATTTATCAAGGCCTTCGAGGAAGCTTAAGTCTAAAGTATTTAATTTATTAATTTTTTTGAAATCTAAGTATTTTATTTTTTCTTTATTTAGGTCTTCCGCAGATAATGATGTTATAAGATCGCAATCGATGCCAATTTCAGCCAACTCTGAAACAAAGTCTGCTTGAGAATTTTTTTCTATTTTGAAATATATTTTTTTAATATTTTTTCTATTTCTGATTAGAATATTTTTATTTATTGGCTTATTAGTAACTATAAAAGCAGGCAATACTTGGAGTTGCTTGTCCAAATTATCTTCAGCAAACAAATAATCCATTCTTATAACTACATCATTTTTTGCGTCTGATTTTATATCAAATACATTATCAGGAATAATTTCTATGCTTTGAGTGGCGTAAACTCTGCCAATTGATATTGTGTTATCAAACTCTGGTTCATAATTTAATAGCATTTTTATAATTTTTTTTGCTATTTCTTCAGGTCTGATATTATTTATTGGCGCGCCAGTCGGATTTACAAAGTTTTTTCTTTTATAATTAGAATGTATTACGCAATCATCTTCTACTAAGGTGTTGTCTAAATAATAATCATATTTAAGATAACATTGCTTTGTATTGTATTCAGAAGCGATTAAAGAATAAATTTTTGAAGGGCCGCAGAGTAATTTGGCTTTTTTTATAAGATACGCTTTGTGGCTTAAATGTACAGAGCTATCGATATAAATATGATTAAAATAATATTTCTTATCTTCTATAAAATGTATTATATTGATATTTTCTTTTGCTAAAATTGGCTCAATTAATTCTATTACTCTAAACCAAAAGCTATAGGTTTTATTCGGATCCGCCGACTGGGTGTCTAAGATTATATAATTATCAAATGGAAGCGGATATATTCTTTCATAAATATATCCCTTGCCCGGTTTTAGTCCAGTTGTAGATTGGAAAGATTTTAATAGATTCATTGGATCAAAACTGAATGATGATTATTGATTGAAAAATTGTCTAGGCAATAGCTTTCGAAAAAGTTTTTTTTCAAAAATTCTGGGTCAGAGAATTCTTTTGTTTGGATAAACGCTTCTTTTATATCAGTATTACCGGAGAATATAGGTTGGCTTTGCTCATTAGAAGAAACAAAGATATGCTTTTTAGGATATTTTTCTTTTATGGAAGATATTATTTTAGTAGATAAGAAAATGTTTTCTATAGTAGAATTTATAGAAACAAAAATTCTATCTTCTGGTTGAGTATCTCCAAATAGATCTTCTAATTTAAACTTAGTATTTTTATGATTTTCTTTACGAGCTATTTCTCTAAAATATTGATCTATTGTGGATCTGCTGATTCCTTTTTTAATTTTTTCGATCCAATGAATTAGGCCTTCGTCGTTTTCAGATACGCTTCTTTTTAAAATTAAACAATATAAAGATTTTAACCACTTAATGTCATCTTCTATATCTGGAACAGAAGCATCTGGATCATTGGGCTCCGGTAGATCCTTTTCAGTAGAATATTCTTTGAAGTCGCAAGAGTCTAAAAACTTTTCAATTTTTTGCCCGACGCTAGTTATAGAAAAATTATCAATTGCCCATTTTCTGGCCGACCTTCCCATTTTAATCCTTTGTTCTTCTGGCATAGAAAAAACTACGCCGAGCTTTTCGGCAATAGAATTAGGGCAAGTGGAAGCTTTAATAAATTCTGTGCCGAATTCTCTGTACTGACTCCATGCAAGCGGGATAGAATTCGCTTCAGGATGGCACATTTCTTCTCCGCAGCTATAATTAGTTACAAGGGTAATTAGTCCAGCTAGTTTTGCTTCTTGTATGGGAATTTCTTGGCCTCCGCTCGTAAATGGATGGCAATATACATCCATTAAATTATAGATTTCATTTAACTGAGACTCAGTAGTGCCTAAAGCCGTTGATGTTGTGACGCAAGATTTTTCGCTTTGGCATTTTTTGCAATTTACTTCATGACCTTCAAATGGACGAACGTCATAATTTCTACACTTTTTACAAATATAAGTAGTTAATATTTCTGATATATCTATCCCGGTTTCTTTGCATAGCTTTTCAATGCCCCAGCCTTCTTTCCAGTGAGTGTGGAAAAGAAGTTTAGTCTTGCATTGAGGATTTTTTTCCTTAAAAATTTTAAAACCTTGCAGTAAATTCGGGACAGATTTTCTTAATTGATTTCTGAATACGAAGCCAATGACATAGCAATTTTCTTCTATATTATTTTTCTTTCTAAGGTGAGCTTTGGCTTCTGGGCTTAGCGGCTTAAAATCAGAAACATCAATAGCCCCATGGACTGTTTTTACATGGGTATGCCCAAGCTTATGCATTTCTTTCTCAGCGAAACTAGACCACACCCAGTAGTTTTTGACTTTTGACGCAGCAGCTACAGCCGAAGGAAGAATAGGCAGAGAATCTAAAGTAATCCAAAGTACATGGTTAAGCCTATTGAACCAAGGCTTGTCTATGGCGTAATCTACACCCCAAAAATCTTGGACGCCAATATATACATCTGGTTTTTCTATTTCTACCACTTTATCTAATTCAAATGCTCCATAAGAATAAAGTCTGCTTTTATCTGAGCTTGTATTAGCGTCTTCTAGGGCTGGCCCAGAAACCGGATAACAACCATAGCTTTTCCACGGAGTCCTTTCTAATTCAGGATGATTTACCGTTAATCCGCCACTAAGCGATACAATTTCATATTTACCAGTCTTATATAAATAAGAAAGAATGGCCTTGGTATTTCTACCAAAGCCAGTCTTAGACAAAGCAAAATCGCTGTGATAAAGTATCTTTTTCTTTTTTACCATAGATCGTCGTCCGACGATTCCTGCTTAGGAGCCTCTTCTTTCTTAGGAGTGGCTGCTGGAGGAATAGCGGCTGATCTATTATAGTCCTCTTGGATAGCCTTTTCAAAGCTTTTCGCAAGAGCAAAGCACAAAAACGACTCAAGACGAACACCTTCTCCGAAGGTAAAGCCAATTAAAAACGATGTCTTGTCTTGAGCGTTTTCCTTGCTCTCCTTAGATACGGAAAAAGAGTAGCCGACCTGGGCAGTCTTGCTCGGATCATCCTTAGTTGGGCGAACATAAGGAGAAAACTTGATGCGAGTTACTTGCTTGGCAGAATCATGAAAAGCCGTTACTTCTCCATTGCGACGGACTGCGGAAATAATATCAGCAGCTTCCGTTAAGCTAAGCTTGACAGAGCAAGAAGCTTTCGGATTTTGAGCGTTACCAGCAAATGAGCCTCGCTTGGTTTGATCATCCCAGCTAGCTTGCTTGATCATGTTAACAAAAATACAGTCATCCTTAGCAGAGTATTTAAAGGAGCAACCGCAACCAGTATTCTTAGAGTTAGGCTTGTAGAATTGAAGCATACGTTATATGATGGTAGTTTTACTCTTGATTGTCAAGATTTTTTTCTTTTAACTCAGACAATTTTGTGTAGATTTTAAGGGTTTGGATGCCTATTGTATCGCCAAAAATACAATCTTTCTTTTTCTGCCCTTTAACGATAACGATATCGTCTTTCTCAGGTAGTTTATCACCATTTGCTGATTTATTAAATTCTATCTTATCATTAAAAGTCAGGATCGGGATGGAACCAAATTCATCAGAAACAATCATCTTAAATGTTCTGGTTTTCTTCTCGTTTTTAGATATCCACTCAGATGAATCATCAACCTTGCCAACCACATAAATAGTTTGATTATCGGAGCACTCCAAAGCCTGAGAGGTCGTTATTAGATTTGGCATCTTTTGCGAGAATATGCCATTTAGAGATTTGTCGTAGCTATAACCTAGCAGTTTATTTTCATAGAACCAGTTCGCAAAGCTTTCTGATTTATTATTTTGCTGATAGATCTTTAAATATGGATCATATTTCTTTTTAATAGTAGCTAAACGAGTTTCTTTGATAAGAAGTTTGCCATTTTCATTTTTTGTCTCTGATAGTTTTTTGACAGTCTTAAGGAGGTCGTTTTCGCATTGAGGGCCATACTCCATGGCAAGGACTTTCTCTTTATCTGTTAATACATTCCATAGCTGAGCTTCTAGGACAACTCTGCTTCTTGAGCTAGAGAAGCCGTCAAGCGCACCAGCTTGAATCAACGCAGATAATACGCCAATAGACAAGCCGACTTCTTTAGCCGCTTGGAAAACTTCAAATTTACTAGACTGCTCACTCTTAAAAAGCTTGAGCTTATCCATTGTCTTCTCAGAAATGCCCTTAATAGAAGAAAGGCCAAATCTAATATTGTTGTCTTGAATAGAAAAATCTGTTTCTGATTTTAAGATATGAGGCCCAAGAAGTTGAATGCCGAAATGACGCAATTCCTTTTGAATCTTAGATATTTCTTCCAAAGGAGCAGGTTCGTGCTTGGTCATCTCAAGCAGCGCCAAGAAGAATTCTTTGGAATGCTTGAACTTGAGATACACTGTACAAGCCGCCAAAGCGGCATAGCTCATTGAGTGAGACTTATTGAAAGAATAATTAGCAGAATTTTCAAGAATGCGCCACAAAATATCTCCGACTTCTGGGGCTATGTTATTCTCTTTGATTTTATCAGAGATCTTTTCCTTCCATTTCTTTACTTCTTCTACTTTCTTTTTACCTACGATGCGGCGAAGAACTTCTGCTTCATCTAGCGTAAAGCCGATCTTATTGGACATTTTCATCAACTGCTCTTGATAAAGAGCAACGCCTCCGCTCTTGCTGAGAACTGAATCAAAGAATGGGTGAATCGGTTCGTAGACATTATTATTTGTAAAATTAGCATATTGATCGACGAACTCCAAGGCTCCAGGTCTTGCAAGAGCCAGCACACCGCTGAGTTCTTCTAGGTTCTTAGGCTTTACCTTTCTGCATACCTTGAAGTTGGTTTCGGCTTCGATTTGGAAGCACCCATGAGGAGTCTTAAGATCTTGAAGTTGCTGGTAAACTATGGGATCATTAAAATCAATATCAGAAACTTTAATCCCAACCAACTTGCAAACTCTATCAACGATTGAAACGCTTCTTAGGCCAAGCAAGTCCAGCTTTACATTGAAGATGGAAATCCAATTCATATCGTAGCTGGAGACCTGTTCCTTGTCGCTGGTAAGCTCTACAGGGCAGCTTTGATCTATCGGGTAGTATGAAAGCATCATCCCGGAGGCGTGGACGCTTTTATTCTTAATAAGATTGCGCAAACGCAAAGCCGTCTTATAGGCTCTTGGATTGTTATCGCACCAAGTCTTAAATTCAGGAACTTCAGCATAAGCTTCCTTTAAGTCCTTTACTTGCCCGAAAACCTTCGGAATCAAAGAACTTACATCATTCATTTCTGACTCTGGCTTTTCCTCAATAATTTTGCCGCATTCTTTAATAAGCAATTTACCGCTCAAAGTAGTGAGCGTCAGAATTTTAGAAGTTCTGCCAGAGAAAAGCTGGTCAAGATATTTGATGACTTTATGGCGATTATAATAACAGATATCGATATCGACATCGCACATCAAGGATCCGTCAAGATAAGTGATTCCATCTACTATTTGCTTCTTGGCTCGAATCTTGGAAATGAAACGCTCAAAGAATAACTCATATTTGATTGGGTCTACCTTAGTAACTCCCAATAAATACAAAATAAGACTACCAGCAGCAGAGCCGCGCCCAAGACCGACAGGAATAGAGTTTTCGTTGCAAAAATTAATAACAGTCCAAACAAGAAGAATGTAATCAAGAAATCCAAGCTCTTTAATGGTTTCAAGTTCATATTTTACTCTTTCTGAATATTTAGGATAGTCTTCTTTGGCGATATTAAGCTTCTTGAAGTTAGTTCTGCATACCTGCATCAAGAAATCGTAGTTAGACGAATCTTCCTTCAGCCCATACTGCTTTTTCAGGCGGGATTCGATATTGAATTCGGGCAATCTAACGCCATGCAAAGGAAGCTTGACATTAGAAAAATTATCGTGAAAGTTGTTCATATTTCGACTTGAAATTTAATTTTATTCCAGACCTTGAGGTTAAGCTCCAAATCGATTATAGCATTATGGAGATTATCATAATCATGATCAATATTATAGTCTTTACCAAGAGCGGTAAGATTAGTTTTGATTCCTTTTTTATAAGTGTGCAGGAGTTTATATTGATATTCTATCAGAGATTCTTTTTGCAGCTTTGGGATTCCATACTTAATTCCTTTGGCTAAACAGTTAGTATCTAGGATCTTGTCTACTAGATGATTCGACTTCAATCCTTTCAACAGATACATCTCTTTTATGAGATATAGATCGAAGCCAAGAATGTTGTGACCAACAATATAGTCAGCAGAGTCAAGCCAATCCCTAACAGTATCAAAGATATCATCAAATTTCTTGCCAGTTGTTTGGATAAGGTGTTCCGGATACCTTGTGATTCGTCTCGCATCTTCTGATATTTTAAGATTGGTATCCCATTTAATCAAAAAATCTCTCTCGTCAATCTTTTTGCCGCCAACGGTATTCAGCATGGCGATCTGCCAAGGAAGATTTTGGCAGAAGTTAAGGCAGAGATTTAATGTCTCGCAATCGATAAAAACAAGCTTTTTAGACTTATCAAATCTCAGTAGTTCATTTTCCATATTTTTCCTCGAATGATTCGGCGCAGAATTCGTTTGAAGAGCAGTGCTCTAAATTGGGTTTGCTCAAAGTTGTTCTTTCTGAGATGCACCTAAAAGTAAGGTATGCCAAGAAATCTTCTTTGTTTTCGTAATAAATAGACTGAGCTTTGACTACAAGATTTTTATCAGGAACCATTTCCTCTACTTTCTTCTTTAATATACCATCAAACGGAAGATTATTGTCTTCAATAAAATAGGTTGGATTGCAGAAGCTGAAGTCAGGGGCGCAAATACTGTAAGTCAAATTGTTTTTGTAAACATAAGAGTCGTAGAACGGAATGCAAAGCAAAAGATTCTCATTATTCCAAAGCTCTCTTAAAGTTTTACAGTCTATTCTCGGATAATAGTAAAATCCATTAGTGCTTGCTACAGTAGATATCTTAATAAGATTCTGATAGCCTTCTGATTTTTTAATGAAGACTATTACCTTGTGCTCTTTTTCTCTGGATTCAGCGGTCTTATTATCCATGTCATCACAGATAGTCAACCGAAGACCGAAGCTAAAATTTAACTTTGCGTCTTCGCAAGATTTGTAAGCCTCAAGAAAACCAGAGATAGAATCATCAACCAAATAAACTTTATCAAGCTTTAGCCTCTTGGCTATATCTATTATTGAACTCGGCTCGTCAGGCTCACTTGATCCGGCTTTCGCAAGCGTTAGAACAGACTTACCGAGACTATAGTGAGACTTAAATAAAGGTACAGCCGAGTACATGATGGATTATGGCGGTGTTTCGAGGGATGGTCAATCAGAAAGTTGGGTCATCTTTCCTCCAGAAAGGGCAGCCTTTGTAGTCTTTTTTATTTATTAACTTTACCTTTGGGTCGTTGATTAGATCTTCTTTTTTAAATGAAGACTTTATGAATTTATCATTCTCATCAACCCCAATATAATAAGTAACTGGAGATCTAGATGGGCAAATCCACTTGCCGGGAACATCGCTTCCACACATCCATTTTTTCTTTGGGGAGCTTGCGGCAAGATTTTCTATAGCTTTCTTTTCGTCGAAAGAAGAAATATAACCAGCAACATAGCTTAAATAAGCCTTGAAGCCTTCTAGCTGTTCTGCGGTCGGCTTGGGCGCTTCTTGAATAGGCTGTTTTTTAAACTTAAGAAATATAAAAGATACATCTGGAATATATCCTTTAGTCTTAAATACAGCTAAAGAATACATCAAATTTTGCAAATTAAAGTCAATCTCTTCTTTGGAGAATTTTCCCTTGCTTGATTTGTAGTCGTATATTTTATATTCTGTGTCGCTGAATTTTGCAAGCTTGTCGATAAAGCCATTTATAATGTAGTCATCTTCTTCTAGCTTGAACTCAGACTCTGCTTCTACAAGCAACGCTCCATTGCAAAAAAAGTCGCTTTGAAGACCAGTCTGAATCATGTTATAAATCAAATCTAGATTCTCTTCATCGTCTACTTTTAGTTTTTTGGCATGCTTTAGAATAAGCCTATGAATAGCTGGATTTTTAATAACACCAGCTTTACCAGAGCATAGGTCTTCAAAATACTTCTTGTGCCTGTCAGTTAAGAGAAGCTCAAAAATTAAATGACAAATTGTTCCTCTAGATGCTCCAGAGTTTGATATGTCAGGTAGCTTGAGAATATATTTTGTATAGTAAAGCCAACTGCATCCTTCAGCAGTTTTGATTTTACTAGCACTCAGCTTTACTTTTTCTACGTTGCTCATTGGATAGAATTATACCAGTTAGAAATTAAAGATCTATCTTTTAAATGCATTTCTCCGAAATCTTTTGCTCCAAATGGCAGCTTGATTTGTACTTGACTAGGATCAAAGTAGTTTAAAAGTCTTTGGTGCGCTGACTCTGCGGCTAGATTTCCGGCAGCATTATTAAAGGAATCATCATTAAAAGCAATGATAATTTTTTTAGGGTTATAACCAATTAAAGAGTAGATAATTTTAGGAGATAGATTTAGGCCAAAAGATACGATTGAATTATTGATTCCATTTTCTCTAAGAGCCAACATATCTCCTATGCTTTCAACCAAAATAATTATCTTAGAAGATTTTATATCTTTAGCGTTAACTTTTAGTGGAAAAGCCCACTCTTTTTTATCTCCAATAAGCTTCCATTTCGGACGACCTTCTAGACTTGTCTTAGAGACATCCCTGCCAGCAAATCCAACTATTTCATCTTTACAATTAAAAATAGGGAAAACATATCTATTAAACATTTTACCAGTCGAAGCTACGCCGCCCTGAAAAGGCTGAAGCGTTTGACTTGAAATACCTCTTCCTTCCCAATAAGTATCATCTCTCGACAACTTTATCAATAAAGATTTATCAAAAATAGTTGTCTGGGTGGTCGTAACTCTTTGCTGATGGTCTTCAGAATAAGATGTGTCTATTCCTTTTTCTGAAATCCACTTCTTGGCTTCATCTATTGTTTTAAGTTTTAAGGTAAGTTTTACTAAATCTTCTATAGATCCGCTGATGTTTTCCTTGAAGTCAACCCATTGACCAGAATTTTTCCATATTCTTAATACGTTATCGTTACCGGAGTCTCGATAAAGAGGCCTTGTTCTATATTCTCGGCCATGATCAGTTAAACTATACCCTATGTCAGTGAGTATTTTTTTTACAGATTCGCAGTCATTCATAAAACTTCGCCATCGCCAGAATCGTCAAGTTCGGGCTTCAAAGCTCTTGCAGACAAAATATCCTCAAGAGTTCCAGTCTCTTGCACGTTAAAGTTATTAATATCAAAACTTATATAATTAGGCATGTACTTTACCTTTTTGCCTTCTTGGATTCTAACTAAATCATGATGACCAGCAGAATCTTTACCTTGGAAACGGGTAGCTAATGGTATAAGTTTATGTGATCCAAATTCTGGGCCGTCGTCAGCGATTTCCTCTACGCTCTTGCGTCTAAAAATAGCCACAAATGAAGCAAACCATTGTAAGCGATCAGATTGAGAGATCGCGCTACTGTCATCAACGCCGCTTTCTGCAGTGCGATTTAATTGGCAAGCAGTAAGAATAGGAATATTAAGTTCTGAGCAAAGCTCTTTTAAAGCATTTACTTTTTCACCGATCAACTGATATTCTTGTTTGTTCTTATCTGATTCGCCGGTTAATTTAATATAATCGTAAACAACAACGCATTGATTACCGCGACCTACTTTAGAAAAATACCAACGTTTGACAATAGAAACAACTTCTTCAATTGGTTTGCCTGCGACTTGCAAATGATCAACTTGATTATTAAGGGCGCGAATCTTATCCTTGCTTTGTTCGAATTTTTGATATAGATTATTATTCTTTTTCCAGTTTCCTGTTTCGAGATACCACACTGGGATTCCGGTTAGAGACGAAGCTATTCTGAACTTCATGTCTATTGTAGACATTTCAGTGTCAAGAACAAGGGCCTTACATCCTTTGTTGATTGAAGTAATCTTAATCGCAAGATCATTAAGAATAGTTGATTTGCCGTGCTTCGGTCTACTAACCCAAGCGTAAAGATTACCAGGGCGAATCCCACCGTAAAGACGATTGAAATTAGCGTAAGGGCTAGTTAGTCCAGTATCTTCAATTGGATTATTGCCGCGCTCTTCAATAATTTCTATGACATTATTTGTTATGTCTTCTGGTTTATTATTTTCAGAGGCATAAGTGCAAATTTTACTATTATAAATCTTATCAGACTCTGTTATGATTTCTTCAATCGGTTTTTCAGCGCAAGAATTAGCAAATTTTTTGATTTCATCACCTGTTTGCTCTATCTCTCTTCTGATGCGAAGTTTAAGAAGTTCTTTGGCTCCTTCGATAAGGCCAGCTTGAGAGGTGGGAATTAAGCAAATACTATTAACATAATTGAAAATGTCAATAGATTGGTCTTTGAATGTAATCCCAAGATTCTTGCATTTTTGAGAAATAAGAACCTTATCGATCTGCTCACCTTTATTAAATGTCTCCTTAAAAACGCAAAAGATTGTATAATGAACATCATTAATAAAATCGCTTTCACTAATGAAATTTTCTATGTCAGCAAATGAAGCTGGATGCCTGATAAGGCCAGATAAAACATATTTTTCTACCTGTAGAGAATATATAGCCATTAAAGAATTATATTGAATTTGTCTTTAAAAAATTGTGCGGAAAGATCTTTGACTTCATTTTCATAAATCTCTACAAGTTGAAATTTATTTATAGATAGCCACTTTTCTTTAGCGACATCTCTTTTAATAGACTTTAAATAATTAAGACGAGATTCACCGTGGAAAAATTTATTATAAGATGTATGTTGTTTGCCGTGGACTTCGACAGCTATTCTTAGGGTAGCGTTAACGATATCTACTTTTAGCCTAGAGCCGAATACGGGGAACTCCTCATACACTATGTGGTTTTTCCAATAGGTTCTTAGGAATTGTTTTGTATTAAATTGTACTTTGGATCGAGAGGTAGCATCCCAGTCAATCAAATATTGAGAGACGTTTTTGCTAACCACCTTTCCATAGACATTATAAAGCTTCACTTTTTAAGAGCGCTTATGAATTTATTAAATAGATATTTTGTTATATCTTGATGCTCTTCAAGGAAGTTTTTGAGATTGGCTTCTCCTTGATGTTGCTTTGGCATTTCTAAACTGTTATCAGCAAGCTCTTTAATAAGCTCATCAGTAATAGTAATCCAAGCGCCTTTAGCATGGGCAAACTCCCAGGCCAAAAGTTGATCTACAATCTCATATTCGACCCAAACACTTGATCCGTTAGAGCGGCCATATTTGATTGGGTAACGAACTTCTCTGCCAGACTTTTCATTTGGGGTTTTCTTAAATGAAATTTTACACCAATGACCGACAGGATTACCATCTCCTTTGGCGTTCGCATAGATGAAATCCTTATTCCAGCGTTGTTGAAATTCGAGGATCCAGTCTGAATAGTGCAGGGCAGCGTTTCCGCCGCTTGCATTGGTGACCTTTGGATCACCTTTTTCATAAGGATTGATTTTAATAGAAGAGCGAACTTGAGAAATTATAAAACAAATATGCCCCCTAGAAGAAAACGCCGCTGCCATCTTGCGAAGAAGATCGGCTGTCAACAATGCTGCGCCAGCAGTTTTATTTGCTTCTGTAGCTGATTTAGCCAAATCATTTCTAGGCACTAAAGCATCAAGACTGTCAAGGACAAAGAAATAAAGATTTCCATCGTCATTGTCTTTGATTAGTTCGCGCATCGTATCAATTACAAATTCGTAATCGTTAGTAGGAATAACTCTCCATTTAGATGGGTCAGTATTTATGCCAGACCTAGAGATGATGTTCTCGCTAAGTCTACCTTCGGATTTGATGTAAATTACGCACCCCTTTTCTGGATGAAGAAGTTGGAAGTTCCTAGCGAAAGCCAAAGCGTTGCTGGTCTTGCCTCCTTCAGTGATTCCAGAAGACCGCACTATACCGGGGTGAATGCCACCGCCCATTTCAATATCGAGAGTCAAACTGCCGCTGCTGACGACATAATCAATATTATTATCAAAAGCATAATGGTGATCTTTGTTGCGGCTTAGGATGCTATCTAGAACCCTTAGTTTTCCTGAAACGTTTGATTCTTCTGCTACTTCTTGCACTTCTTTCTTGGGTCTTGCCATATTATTTTTTGTTAAAAAGATTTAAAAACTCTTTGATTGAGGTTGGTTTTTTATTTACTTCAACTTCTGGAGCGACAGGTTTATCTTCTAGAATTATCTTCTCTTTTTCAAAAGAAAGGGATTGATATTTTTTGATATCTCTTAGAAAATTTTTCCCGTTTTCGCCCAAAAACCAAACAAGTGATATAACCTTGGTCCTGCCTCTAAGACTCATGAGCCACTCAAAGCCATGCTCTTTAATAAGCATATTTGCAATTCGCATCTCGTTAGGCCAATTACAAGACTTAGTTTCTAATAAGAAATTTATGATTAATTGCTGTTGCTTACTTAGCTTTCTAGGCTTTTTGGCTTTCGCAGTCACCCGCCTAGTATCACCTGATCATGGCGATTTGTCAAGGAGGGATATGTCGTGGGCGACCATCTTTTTCACCAAGCCTTTAAAATCGGTTTTTGGAAGCCAATTTAATTCTGTTCTGGCTGGCGTAGAATCGCCCATCAACAGGTCAACTTCTGCTGGTCTATAAAATTTTTCATTTACTTTAATTAAAACTGAAGAAAGCGGATCGTTTGCGATGGCATATTTTGTAGAAATACTATATTCTTCTAAAATTCCAGTTCCGTGCCAAACTCCTTCAATTCCAATTTCATTAAATGCAATTTCAATAAATTCTCTAATAGAATGAGTTTCATTGCTAGAAAGAACGTAATCTTTTAAACTCCGAATCATGGATTTACAATATGATTGCTCTCTATACAATTCAGGCTGTAGATCATATCTAAAATTTTCTTGATTTAACATTTTCCAAACGCCATCGACAAAGTCTTCTGAGTCAGACCAATCTCTTTTAGCGTCCAGATTTCCTAATTCAATCGGATCAAACGTTTTTCCGTTTTTAATAGCGTGATATATTCTGGCTACACCTTTAGATATTTTTCTTGTTACAAATTCTTCTCCTCGCTTTGTTCCTTCGTGATTAAATAAAATTCCATGGACAGCGTACAAATTATAAGATTCCCTGTATACTTTAACTAAGTGTCTTGCTGCGGCTTTGGAGGCTCCATATGGGCTTCTGGCTCTGATTGGATGATAAATGTCTTGTGGAGAATAGGCTACGTCGCCAAATTCCTCGCTAGAACCAGCGGAATAAAATCTGCACTTAGGATGAAGTCTGCGGATAGCCTCCAAGCATCTTGCAACTCCAGTAGCATTTGTGTCGAATGTTTGCAAGGGTATTTCCCAGCTACACCCAACAAAGGATTGGGCGCCAAAATTAATAAAATAATCAGGCTTTAAAGATTGAATAATGCCGTCTATACTAACAGCATCAGAAAGATCTCCATATATAAATTTAAATCTTGGATTGTTTATGAACTTTTGGCAATTTATATAATTGGGATTAGATGCTCTTCTGGCAACGCCATGGATATTATAATTAGTTTTTTCGAGCAAATATTCAACCATGTTCGCTCCGTCCTGCCCGGTTACTCCAGTGATGACAATATTATTCATTATTTATCTCTTTCGCTTAGAATTGGATTATTAGAAGGCCAATGAATATTATATTTTGGATCATTCCATTTTAAAGTAAATTGTTTGTCGCAATCAGTATATTCTCCAGTATAAGATAGTTTATAATCATAAACACAAACATCTGATAAAACATAAAAACTATTACCTATGCCAGGAGGCAAAAGGATAGCTTTTTTATTTTCATTGCTTAAAATTTTAGTTATGTGTTTATTGTAGTCTTTAGATTCTGGTCTATTATCTACGAACACAGCATGAACCCTTCCATATAAACAAGATACAAGCTTCCAAGTATTAAAATCTCCATGGATTCCTACTAGGCAGTTTTTATATCTAATGCAAACCTTATCGTGGTCAAACTTTTTGCCATCCAAAGAATCTTTATATGTTGTGAAAATTTCTCCTCGAAAATCTTCGAAGCTATCAAATTTAAACTCTTTTATATCTTTTAAACTGGTTTCCATATGATTACAGTATGTCCTTCAATAAACTTGCTACCATAATATAGTCTTCTAGTGTCTAAAATTCTAATTTTGCCTTCTGATTCTAGTTTTCTCAAAGAAGTCAGATAGTTTTTTAGGTAATTTCTCTTGTTAAAATATTGAATAGTTAAATAATCAAGAATATTTTCTGGATCTAAGACTTCGTGAATCGGTTCAAAATGAATGCACAAGCCGGGCTTACTATTAACAAAATATTCAAGCACTTTATCATGCTTCTCTCCTATTTGCTCCAAAGACGCGACGGTATAGATAAGTGAATCTTTAATATCAATAGAATAATCTGGCTCGAAATAATTAAAATTAAAGCCTTTGATATTGTGTGATCCGATTGCGTTGGAGCACTCCGCTATATTGTTCTGAGACGCAACGCTCCAATCTCCTCCGTGATAAAGCTTATCAGAAAAGTATTTGTTTAGTCTAAATAAGTGATATCCTGTACCGCATCCAAATTCGAAAATCTTGTCGTAGTTTGGAATATGCTCAAGGAGTAAAGCGTCAACAAAAAAAGAATGCAAATGATAATCAAAATCTTTAGAATGGGTTTTAATTATTTGTTTGTTAAGTCTTGCAATATTATTTTTTTTGTGATACTTGGGTATCAAAGATTCTGGGTTTAAAGTCTTTTTAAATTCTTCTAGATTTTCTTTCCATCCACTTTCCCAATGAGAGATGCGGCCTTCTCCAGCCCTTATCAAGTCCGATGATAAAACATTAATATAATTGACTATATAATTATGGAGTTCGACAGAATCCAAAGGCTCGTATAGCAATTCAGAGTTATTAATTTTAGAAATTAATAAAGGGCTTATTTGGTGAGAGTATCTGCTTTGAATGTCTTGAGGTATAACTTTAAACATAATTTTTGTACCATTTAATGCATTTTTTGAGTCCGTCTTGCAATGATGTTTTATTTAGTTTACCAAATTCTTGCTCGTATCTAGAAATGTCTACGCAAGCTTTGTTTGGGCTATTTGCTAATTTGTTTTTCTTATCTCCTATTTTTACTTGACAGCCTAAAATATCTCCAATAGATTCCGCCAATTCTTTAATAGACAATAGATCTTTGCCGCCTATATTATATATGTTGTGCTTGCCTTTTGTTGCAATATTTAGAATACCTTCTATACAATCATCCACGTAAATATAGCTTCTTAAAGCAGAGCCTTCGTCCAATAGTGATATCTCGTTATTTTCGCAACCTTTAATGATAAATTCAGATAGGACCCTCTTGTCGTCTTTTTTAAATCCTGGGCCGTAGCATAAACAAAGTCTAATTGATTTATGATTTAGATTTGGATCACCAAAAGCAAGCAAAGATTCTCCAAATAGCTTACTTAAAATATAACAATTTCTAGTATTTGATGGATTGATAGTTATATTTGATTCTTCTGAATTTCCTTCGCTTTCGGAATACACTTCACTTGTGCTGATAAAAATAAATTGTTCGGTAGCTTTGCAAACTAAATTTTGCAAAGACAAAGTGTTTAGAGCAAAGGTTTTATTTGGGTTTTTTATAAATTTCTGCGGTTGCCCATATCCAGAGCAATGAAATATAATGTCAAATTTAGGCAAAGCATTAATCTTTTCTAAATCTGTTATATCAAATATGTGGTGGTTGGAAGCTTTTAAAAGATCTTTGAAATTTGGTCCTGGAGGATTTAAATAATTTACATGCACATCACAGAATGGAATAGAAAATAATCTTTTGCAAAGATTGTATCCCAAAACGCCAGAGGCTCCAGTGACTAATACTTTTTTGCTTTCAAAGTAATTAGTGTTATTCATAATTTTGATCTACTGAAAGAATGTCTATGTCTGAATATTTTCTAACTATATCATTTCTGATTGGATAAAGAACTCCAGAGGTGGACCATAATTGCATAAATTTCGGCCTATCTTGATCCCAAAATTTGCCGCATAGACTTGTCGACTCCTTAACTTGATGCTCTGTATTTTCGTTACAAATAAAATCAACGAAAACAGTAGTGTATCCGGCGACACTCATTCTCATATACAAATCAAGTTCTCCCATGACTCCATTGAACCTCTTGTCAATACCGCCTAAATCATTGAAAACATGGCGTCTATACAATCCGCAAACTGGAAGCAATGGAAGATAAGATAAATTTAGAATATTGCCAGAAATATTTTGGTTATAAATATTAGAACTGCCGTTTTGGAAATACTTGCATGTTGCCATGACATTATCTTTACCGGAAACCGCTTTATACATTGTTTCTATTCCGCCATCAGAATACTCTATATCGTCAACGACTTGCAAAAGTGTTTCTCCAGTACACATTGACGCTGCTGCATGGAAACACTGAGATGGCTTGACATTGCTTTTATAAAAACGAATCTCGTTCGGCAAACTAAAATCTGGCTCGTTTGGCCCTACGATAACGATTTCAAAGCTTAATCCTGTTTTGGCTAACATTTCGTGGATTCTCATCCAACGATAAGGTCTAATAGATGATAGATAGGCGCTTACATTAGGAGGCATAAATTTTAGATAATTTTTCTATTATGGAATTGTCGTCTAATCCTAGGAATTTGTCTATATTTTCTTTCTTTCCGTATTTTTCTATAAACATTTTTGGTACTGAAATAGATTGTATAGATTCTATATTTTTTATAGAGCAGGCAATTTTAGAAATTATATCTGTCGCAGCACATGGTTCAACGACTGTTATTTTTTTAATTATGCCTTTAGATTCAATTATTGAATTAAGTTTTGCAACGTCAAATTCAGATACATTATAAGTATAAAGTATAGTATAATCTGGATTGCTTTTTACTAAAGATGAGATATCTTTTATTGCATTACCTAAAATTATGCAGACGCCATTTTTGCCATGGGTTAACTCTTCAAGATCTTCGTAGGAATTGTGAAACGACGTTAGATTGTTTTCTACTTCAGACAAACGAATATATTTTGGGCATTGAAAATTAAGGTTTTTGGTTATTATTTCTTCAACGTCTTTTGAATTACCGGGGCAAAATGTTTTAAAATTAGGTATAGCGCTTACAATTTTTAAATCATTTGAGCAATGATGCGTACATCCAAGCCCAGCGTAATCATAAGAATTTCCAACACTAATAACAAAAGCATTCACATTCTCATAGCCAAGATTTAACTTGAGCTGTTCATAGCTTCTTTCCGTTATAAATGGGGCGATAGAATGAATAAAGGGAATAAATCCGCTCTTTGAAAGACCACACGCTGCGCCAGTCATTGTTTGCTCCATAATTCCTAAATTGTAAGCTCTTGATGGATCGTGATCAAAAGCAGGCTTTAGAGAAAAAACGCCAATATCACCTAAAAGAATTGCTATCCTTTCGTCAGATTTAAAAATAGAAGTTAAGTATTTATAAAAATTTTTTCTCATTTAGTAAAGAGATTCTATTAATTGGTTGATTTCGGATTCTGAGGTTGGGTGCTTGTGGTGCCATTCAGGATTATTTTCCATGATAGGGCATCCTTTCCCTTTCGTAGTATTTAATTGAATAAACACTGGGCAGCCATGGGAAAAATGAGGGAAAATTGAAAAGACTTGGTATATTTCGTTTTCACTGTTACCGTTGCGAATTGAAAATGGAGACCAGCCAAAAGATTGAAATTTTTCTTCGCAAGTATTTAGCTTTATAGCTCTTTCTCCAGATTTATTAAAATCCATTATACAAACTAGATTATCTAGTTCATAGGTGTTAGCCATTAAGGCTGATTCCCATGTGGTGCCTTCATTGGCTTCGCCATCTCCAATCAAACAATAAACATATCCGGGTTCTTTCTTTATTTTTTTAGCTAAAGCGAGCCCGACTGAAAATGGCAAGCCGTGACCTAGAGATCCAGTAGATATTTCAACTTGCGGAATTTTTTTTGAAGATGGGTGGCCTCCTAACTTAGAGTCTTCTTTGCAAAAACTAAAAAAATCTTCTTCTGTAATTTTGCCAGTTTGTAATAAAGCAGCATATAAAGCAAGGCTTCCGTGCCCTTTGCTTAGAACAAATCTATCGTGTTTTTTCATATGCCTAGTGTATAAAAATAACACTACGTCTAAAATAGACAGGGCGCTCGCAATATGACCTTCTTTATTAAGATAGGCTGTGCGTATTATTTTTTCAGCTAGTCTTTTTCTGTTCATTTTTTAGATTAAGATATTTTAAATCTTTTTGCCGTTCTTCTTCTAGTCTTTCTTTGGCGTTTTTCTTTCCAGTTGACATTCCTTCTGGATTAAAATAATAAAGCCCAAGAATTTCTGGTATCATTTTAAATTTACTACCATTCAAAACAGCTCTCATCCACATATCTGAATCAGCGCAAGATTTCAAAGATTCATCAAAAAGGCCATTTTTTTCATGCATGGATCTTCTCCACATAGGATTATTATGAGGAGAGTTATGCTTTAGTAGCCCATCTATGCCAGTAAATTCATAACATGGATAAATAGAATCGCAATTATGAAAATCATAAGTTTCGTTAGGTCTTTTAGAAAGCAGCGAAGGGGCATAGACTAAATCTATATCAGGGTTAAGCTCAAGCTCTAAATAATGTCTTTCTAAGGAATCTTTTCTTTTTCTATCGTCAGTATTTGCAATTGTAATATATGGAGAAGTTCCTGCTTGTATAGCAATATTTAAACATTTAGAAATGCCAGGATCGTTATCAAGCTCAATTAATCTAATGTTGTTAAATCTATTAGAGTATAGATTATATATTCTTTTAAGTTTATCAGAAGGAAATGGGGCGACTAGTATCAGCTCACACTCTTTGAAAAAAGTTTGACTTATAAGATCAATGAAATAACCTTCTAAAAAAGAATCGCAGTTGAAAACAGAACTAATAATATCAATTTTCATTTTAAGCTAAAAATTCTTTGATGCTTGCGATTATATCTTTAGAAGATTCATTGATATTTTTATATCTAAAAACTTTCAATATTTCATCTTGCTCATACTGATTGATAAACATCTTATCTCTTAGAGGATCTTGAAAATCTCCTAAAATGCAAAACGTAGGAATTTTGCTCATGACAGCCATTCCTTTGAAACAACTATCAGTGCCTATAACTTTGCTGCATAGCTTAACCGCTTCTAAACTGCAGGAGATATCCATATTTGTATGAAGAACATTATCAGACTCTTTTATCGGATAAGTTTCTAGTTCGGATTGCGAACCAAAAATGATATAATTAAAATCATCAGACATGATTTCAGAAACAATTTCTGATGGCAAATATTTTAACGGAAGGTCAAATTTAGAATAAGTATCAGAAGAAAAGAAACTGCCGAATGGGTGAATCCCTATAATTGGCTTTTTGCTCTTAAACTTTTCTGAAAATGCTAAAGCTTTTTCTTGAGACTCTTTGGAAAAATTTACTAGAGAATAGAAAGCTCTTGGGCATTCTCTAATATTTGAAGTTGAATTTTCGCCGTGATTAGCAAGGATCTTATCGATTTGAGCGTCATGTTCTTCTATGTTATTAAAATAATAGAAGTGAGCATTAGTTAAATTAAAGCTTTTGAAAAACTCTTCTGCTCCATGAAAGTGTGTATGAATAATAAATTCTTGAGTAGAATTACCAATCATAAACCAAGAACTCTGGAGAAAATCCCCAACCCCGCCTCTGACGTAAAATTTCATATAGTTAAAATGTATTAGGGTCTAATTATGGAAATTTCCATAAAATTAGACCCTAATTTTGTAATTTTTTATGTAATTAGCGGATTGGGCAAGCGCCAGTAGCGCACTCAGCCATATCTAGCATTTCAGTATTATTGATAGAAGCTGTAGATATAGATTTAACCTTAGCAGATGCAGCTAGATAGGTCTCTTCATCAATCTCTTGATAGGGGGCCTGCTTAAATCCGTGATTTTTAAATAGCAAGAAGCTAACGCTCTTAATGTTATGCTCATAGTTTTCCTTAAGCCAATTCTTAAGAATGTCCAATTCCTCTGGTTTATAGTAAGCGGTAACAGAAACGGCATTGTCAGCCCAATCGGTTTGCAGTTTCTTAACCATGTCTAACTGCTTAATGACATCCATTTCTTTGGTAAGAATAGAGCCCTCGGGGGTTTTGCATGGGAAATATACGACAACAGTATCTCTGTTTTCTGTGCCATCAAAATTAACAAGGAATTCAACATGGTATCCCATGTCTTTACAAATTTGCACAAGCGCGTCAGAGCTAGACATGCGGACAGTGCGCATGTAATACTGGCTGAAAGCTGGGTGAACTCCGGGGGTGGCTCCGCCAAGAAGACTCAGCGTCCCAGAAGGCTTAACAGTTGTAAGCTTAATGCTTTCAGGCCATCCACGCTCCTTGCTCCAAGCCCTATCAAAAGCGCGCAAAGCAGTGTAACAGTCATCAAGCCAATCAAGCTTATGAAGAGACTGGCAAACACCAGTAATACCAAGCCCCAGGCGCATATTCTTATGAACGATCTTATTAGTTTCTTCATGAATGAAAGGAAGAGAAGCTATGGCCTTTTGGGTCTTATAAAGAAGCTGAGAGCAGTCAAGAAGCTCTTCTTTGCTTTCGATGTTATTAAGATAAAGCTCGCAAAGATTGCAGCACTCGTAATTAGAAAGACTAATTTCGGCGCAAGGATTGGTCATCTCGCAATTATCAACATCAGTTGGGTACATCCCATTTTCTGAAATAGGACCGTCTTTAATTCGCCCAAACTTTTGAGATAAGGGTAAGTTGAAGAAGCCATAAGGCTCGCCGTTGGCGTATCCGCTATCAGGATTTACTTCGTAACCATTTTTCCAAATCTCTTCGAGAACATGATCGAAGCTATCAGCATAAATCGTGTTATTACTCATGGCTCGCCAGTTAGGAACATTTCCGGTCCCCCAATTCTTAGCGCGTAGATAAAGAATATCGTCAGGATCGCCAAGAGCGATCTCGGCGCTTCGACGCACATTTCCAGCTACAACAATGCTGCCGATTATATTGCAGACATCTAGAACATCGAGCGAACGAAGTTTCTTGCCTTCTCTAGATTGGAAAATTTTTGTGATCTTATCGATTCCATCAATAAGGATTTGTGGACCACTAGCTTTTCCGCCAAAGCCTTTGATTGGCTCTCCATACCCACGAATGAGGATAGTCGAATAACTAAACGACTTGCCAGTGACATAGAAAGCGTCCAAGACCTTAGATAGCAAGTTAACCCAGCCTTCACGCTTGTCAGGAACAATGTAATCAGCATCTTTAGTACCTTCATGAATAACCTTTACACTTTTTTTAATTTTAGGTAACTCATGAACGTCTTCTCTGCGGATACTATAACCAACTCCACCACCAAGCATCAGATTCTCAAAAAGAAACAAAAATGCATTAGGTTCTCGCATCGCTACAGCCCAGCAATTAAGCAATGAATTAGCGCCAAAGCGATCAACTGTAGATGTGCCAAGCTGCCAAAGCATTCTTCCGGCAAAATTGCACTTTAGATTAAATACATAATCATATATTCTTTCGGCTTCTTCTTCTGTGTATCCAGCGCCAATCTTTTGCGCCCCATTTACGCAACGCTCTACAGTTTCATACCACTCTTCGGTAGAGCCATCTTCCTTGAGTCTTGCGTATGTTCTTTTGTAGACAACATAGCCCAAACCATTGAAGCCCCAGTTTGGTTGTTTGCCTTTGTATTTTGAAATAAAATCTTTAGATAGAATGCTCATAGGATGATGGTTTACACAATATTCCAGAAAAATAGAATTAGTCAAGCTGAATCTTGGGCATTTCCGAAGGATTTACCCTGCTTTTATACTTCATTCCTCTACGCTTTTTGGAATATTTTTCTTCTGCTTTTTGGCGTACTGGATCGACGCCGTCGTTTCTTTCTGCTCTTTTATCGCTTAATTCTTGAGAATAATCCCAAATTTCGCCAAGAGTGCCTTTCATTTTTCCTGTTTTTTCTATAAACTTTTCAGAAGAATCGATGTCGATATCTGCGTCTATTTGAGCATTAGGAACTGTAAATATTCTTTCATACTTAATTCCGTCTTCAGAATAAGTATGATTTTCATTCATTTGCTGAAAAATAGAAACAACTTTGCCGGTTTTTGGGTTTTTGAACAGGTAAATTGGCATATTAAATCATCCCTAGTAACTTATTTGCAGTATCAGAATACTTGAATTTATTTTGGAGTTTTAATCCTTCATGATTAATTCTGTTCGATTCAACTCTCTTTATTGCTTCTTCGCATCCAGAGATAAATTCTTCTTCGTTAAAATCAAAAATATTACCTTGGTTAAATGGCGCTCCCTTAGAAAAGAACTTTCCATCGTAGACTTCGATTTTATTACTAGGCTCAACTATTACAGAATTTTCTTTATTTGCCCACTCTTTATAAGATGTTGCATTTAAAACAACTGCATGCTTGCCAAGAGCAACAGATTGGAATTCTGGAAGGCCCCACCCTTCCGCGCCAGACATTGCAATAACAATATTTGAAGAATTTAAAAAATCATTATAAGTAGAATTTTTGGGCATTGAAGTCAAAAACGAAACATTAAAAACAGGCTTTCCATCTAACATATTTGTAAATACAGACTTTAATTCAGATGGATCTTGATAGAAAGGATTATGCAAGGCGCATTGCAAAGAGTACCTTTTATCTTTACCGAATTTTTTGATCCAAGATTTTACGATTTTGGTATGATGTTTTCTTTTTTCGTATTTGCCGCAAAGATTAAAAGTAATTCTTCCGTCATCAAAATATCTCTTATTGAGTATTTTGAAATGATTATTATCAAATCCAAGATGTACGACAGAGGAATTTATCCCAAAATTAGCAAATACATCTTTAGTATACTTTGAGGTTACGCATACTTCGCTGTTTTTTAAGATATTAGTTTCAATAGGAGTAAGTTGATCTGTTTCGTGAAAAGTCAAAAGGATTTGCTTGTTAGAATAAGTTCTGATCGAATCATTAATGTGCCATAGTCTTATGCATGGAATATTTCTGTTATGCTTTAATAGGGCTTCGTTATGATTTTTAATGATCCAATTTGTGAAATCCGGCTCGAAATCATAAGCAGAAAAATCTATCTGATGATCGGAAGCTTTAAAAATAAAAGGATTAAGTCCGAGTTTATAAAACTCGTAAAGCAAATTAAAACTAACTTGCCCAAAACTCAAAGAATTAAGAGGAACTTGAACAGCAAATTGCATAAAAAAACCTACCTATTGTTATAGGTAGGTGAAAAGGATTTTCTATTTTTTATTATAGAACTCCATCGTCGTCCTCAGACGCCGATTGCACCTTTTGCTTCGGTGCTGGAGCAGCCTTGCCAGCAAGCTCCTTTTGCTTGTCCGCTCGATCAGAAGCATAGATCCGAAAATCGGGAGACTTATCGGTTTTCTTTTCTTTGTTTGAGAAAATGACAATGTCAATCTTGCCCTCAAGAGAGGAATTAATATGACCAGTCATATACTTCTGCGACTTGTCTTTGCTGACCTTTGTCCACAAAGCGCCAAGTTCGCGGTTGTCCCACTTGTTTTCAGTCTTAGTAGCATTCATTTCGAAGACATTATGACCAAAAAAACAAAAAAGTCAAATCAAATCGAAAGAATTTTTACTAACAATCTTGTTTTTCAAGAAAACCCTTGCTTTTTCGTGCAGGTTGATCGCTGTTTGGGTGCTAATATTTAGCTTTTTGGCAATTTTATTCCAAGTAACAGGCTTAGCACTGTTAGAAAAGTATCTTAACTTATAAACTTCATTTATTCTTGAATCTTTAAAAGAAGATAGAAGAGATGACAAGTAGTCAAGCAAATCATTATTTTTATCTGTAACAGTTAAAATATCCCTATCTAAATAAACATCTACGTCTAGACCTTCATTAAGAACATATTTTTTATTAGAATTAATAAAATTCAGGAAATGATATCTTGTGCAATTGCAGAACCAAGTTGAAAACTTCGTTTTCTGCTTCGCATCAAAAGATTGAATTGCTTTGTAAAGAATAAAATCTTTTTCAGATTTAATCTCTTCTTTGCTCATTCCCATTTTTATCAAAGTTTGAGAATATTTTCTTGCTATAGAAAAATAAAAATTATCATAAGAACTAGATAATTTTTCGAAACTATCGTTGCAGTTATTATCTTTGACCTTATTAACCAAAACAAGATCAAGATCTTTAATAGATTTTGATTTAGACATAAACTTTTTCCTTGATGCTCTGTGTTACCACAGAGACTTTACCTTTCCACCATCGCCTTTAACTTTTCCTTGAGTTGGCTATAAGCAATAGTAGGTCAGCTTAGATGTTATTATCTAAGATATTATTCACCCCAAAAGTACCCGCATCAGTCATCGCATTTCCGGCTTTAGTGAGTCCGTTTAGCTAGCGACTACTTTTGGCTATATTAGACTGTTGATCGCGCAGCGACTTTTTTTCAGACATTCCACCATCGCCTTTTCCTTTGAGAGGAATGAAGTTTCTAGTAGTTTTAAATAGGATTCAGTTACGACGCGGCCTCTCCCGAACACACGCTGGAGTTTCCCCCAATTTCCTATCGTCTTTCAACGGGCTTGCTGTCTCTTACGAGTTTAAATAAGATTTTATTCTTAAGTGAGCATGGTTTTGCTCCGGCTACCTCTGCACAACAATCTGGCTGACTATGACCTGTTTTCTTGGAAAGTCAAATTATTTCTTTAGAGAATCTGGAGTAGCCTTAGATGCGATATAAATTAAATTCTTTAAATCTTTTTCTGTGATATTTAAGACATCGCACTTCTCTGATTCGCTGTTTAATTCTTGGCACATATTATTAATAACAGAAGCTATGCCAGCCGCGACCAAGCCGCTAATCTCTACTGACTGAGTGAAAGACTCAAGCGGTTTTACAAGAACCCAATACTCTTCCCCATCCAAAATACACGACCTAAGCACGTTTGCCTTTTCCATCTCTTTTAAAGCGCAAATAATAGCAGCGTTTTCCGAATACTCGTCGTCAGACACAAGAAGCACTTCTTTTCTGTTTTTCTTTACGTTGAAACAACTGTGGTTGTTAAAATATTCGTTGAGCAGTTGATAGCATTCAATAATGTTCACGCATTAATATGACTACAGAAATCAAAAAAATCAAATTTTAAGTTGACTTTTTTTACTATAGCCCCATAATACCGTCGTGGACATACACATTAAACTACTGAGCGATTTGGCTAAGATTCCTACGCAAGCAACTCCGTTTTCTGCTGGATATGATCTATACGCAGCAGAAGCGATTGTGGTCCCAAGACTTGGAAGAAAGCTTATCAAAACCAATATCAGCATGGCTATTCCGATGAATCATTATGGAAGAATAGCTCCAAGATCTGGTTTAGCATACAAAAATGGAATTGATGTTTTGGCTGGCGTCATAGATTCCGATTACAGAGGAGATATTGGTGTCATTTTATATAATACAGACAATAATTTAGATTTTACGGTTCATGTCGGAGACAAGATTGCTCAGATTATTATCGAGCCATGCGCTCATGTTAATTTTGTAAAGTCTAACGACCTAACCGCAACCAAGCGAGGCGAAGGCGGATATGGGCATTCAGGATAATTTTATTCAGGCAGCTTCATGCGCCGCTATTTCTATCCTGCTTTACAAGACCGATTTTATCGTCGAGTACGGCAGGGTATTAAAACTCTTGTCTTTTACTAAGGATATCGAGTACAAGTGCTTTAAAATTCAAAACTCAGGCAAGACAAATTATTTTGATTTTTTGCTCCTTAAGAACAATAATTTTTTTACTAGGCTGCTGAGCTGCCCATACTGCCTAGGTTTTTGGATGTGCTTGGCTGCATCAAAAATTCAATTTGTATTTTTTGTTTATTTTGTGTATGTAATATTATACAAAACTGTAGACATAATGTTCAACCATGGAAATAGAAATTAAGGGACTAATAGAATTTTGCAAAGCCATCTCGACAAGCCCGACAGAAGTGTCAAGATCCTCAGAATTAGTAGAAGCGCTGTCTTTTTGTATAGATAGTTTGTCTAAATGCAACTGCTCAAATAAGGCAGCTACTGAAATCCATGAAAGCAAATATGTTGAAATCGCAGAAAAGTTTTCTCAAGATACCATCAAAATTCTTGCTGAAATATTAGATCCAAATAAAACTTATTCAAATATAAGCATAACATTCCCACACTCAGACAAAATAATAAAAATCAAATGAAAGAATCCAAACTTGATATTAATTCAAGATTAGTTGGCAAAACAGTTAAGGTTTTAGATCCAGAAGGAGAATGGATCGGAGAGGTTACAGCCGTAAAGGACGAGGAGACGTTCATTGTATCAAACGGAGATACTTTAGTTTCTGTTGATATTTTTGATATTAGGTCCTTAAATTAATCACTCATATCTAATGCATGTGTAATACACTATGTGCAAAAAATATCAGAAATATATTCCATCTTAAATGAAGTAACAAATTTAATTTATTTTCTTTTGAATATAAAGTATAATTTTAGTGTAACTGAATAATATGCCACTAATGAATCCAAAAAAAACCGAAAAACAAAAAGATTTTGTTAGCAGATGCGCTGGAGATTCTACTATGGTCAAAGAGTTCCCAAATCAAAAACAACGAATTGCTGTGTGCTATAGTCAGTTCAAAAGAAAATCTAAAGCCTCAGAATCTTTAGACTGGGAAGATTGCTCTGACGAAGGCTTCTTAATTTATTAAAAAAAGGGCGCGATTTTTAGTCGCGCCGTGTTTTACTTCTTACCGCCCTTACCTGCCTTATTCGGCGGGCCGCCCTTGCCGACGTTTCCAGCGTTGCCGGTATTTCCTGCGTTACCCGAAGAAGACGCACTCTTAGCGGCCTTCTTTCTTGTCTTTTGAGATGTTGATTTCTTCATCATTTTATTCTAAAAATAAAATTAAAAAAATCTAGAAAAATCTTGACGCAAACAAGAAAAAAAACTATATTCTAATGCATGGGGATAGAAGACAAAATCATTTGTTTATGTCTAAATAAAAGATGGCAGCCAATTGGAGTTAAATCTGTCAGAGATGCATTTAGCGAATTAGTTAATCCAAATTGCGTAGCCCTTAACGTTATCTATGGTAAAAATGAAGACGGATCTTTAAATTTTTCTGACGTAGAAGACATTCAAACTGTCAAGTGGGACGAGTGGATAACTCTTCCCGTCAGAGAATGCGACTTAGAAATAAGAACAAGCAAAATGTCCATTAGAGTTCCTACGATTATTGCTTCATCTAAATACGCTGAAATTCCAGTAAAGACATTTCGCCCTACTAAAAATAATATTTGGATCAGAGACAAAGGAATCTGCCAATACAGCGGCAAAAAATTAAAACCAGAAGAAGCGAATATAGACCATCCTTTCCCGAAGTCTAGGGGAGGCCCGAATACTTGGGAAAATATGGTTCTTTGTCATAAAGATATAAACTCTAAAAAAGGCAGCAAAACCCCAGAAGAAGCTGGTTTAAAATTAATTAGAAGACCAAAACCAATGCCTCCAATTTTGGCTACAGATTTAATAGAATTTAAAAACCACATAGATTGGAGTGTATTTATCAAATGAATAAACTAATAGGAATATCAGGTCTAGCTGGCGACGGCAAAGACTCTTTATGCAACATGTTCAGGCAGCTTTTTGAGGAAAGAGGCTATGAATTCGAAAGAATTGCTTTGGCAGATTCTATCAAAGAAGAGTGCAAGGACGCTCTTTTGTCTCTTTACGGGATTGATCCAATAATTTGTTCTAGAGAAGATAAGAGCAAAATACGCGACTTCTTAGTTTTTCATGGTAAAGTCAAGCGCATCGAAACTAAAGGCACACACTGGACGGGAAAAATTTCTAAAATTATATCTCAATTTCCAAAAACAAAAAACGACAGAATCGTTTGTATTCCAGATATCAGACATGCTGAATATGAAAACGATGAGGTTTACTGGTTGAAAAAAAATGGCGGTATTTTAATTCATGTTAAGAAATATGAAATAGAAAGCGCTTATCCATTTAAAAAGATTTTTTCTATTCCAGTGAATAATGAAGAAGCGACCCACACCCCGAAAGTAGAAGCTCTTGCTGATTATGTTTTAGAATGGCAAGACACATCTCCTAAGCCGCCCGAAGAAAGTCATTTTTCCAAGCAGTCTGTTTATGAGTTATTTAGTCTCATCTATGGCCCACTTATTGAGACTAAAAGTCTCTCCAAGTCTCGCAAAACCAAGAAAAATATCGAAAACTGGCCCAAATCTAGCGGCACGGCCTTTGCTTTTTGACTCTAGTATGATAAACGCATATTATTCATCTCTCTCAGATCCAATAATCTCACCATTTAACTACTCTTGGGAATTAGAAAACCATAAGTACATTTTATCTTTAGATGTGCCGGGCTTTTCTAAGGATGAGGTTTCTGTCAAATCCAAACAAGGCAAAGTAATTGTTAGCCTTTTGCCTGCCGAAGGTAACAAAAGGAAAGCTATGTCAGGATCTTTTTTATTTCCAAAAGAATGCGATTTAACAAAGATTACTGCCGAATTAGAAAACGGAGTTTTAGAGGTGTGTGTACCAGAAAAAGAAAACCCAGAAAATAAAGAAATTTCTGTTAAAATAACTTGACTTTTTTTATTCTTCTGCAAGAATATAGATGTTATGAATAAGTATTCTATTACGGTTACCGAGTCTGACTGCGGTAGGCTAACAGTGACTGATGTTCAGAAGGTTGTTAAGATCAACCAGCACCGAACTGATACCAAGCGCATTGCGCGTAATTCATTCGGATTCGCGGCAGCGTCAGATCCACAAACCCTAAGCAAGCGAGCAGCTCGACGTAAGCGTTAAAACACAAAACTGAGGGGAGCGAAAGCTCCCCTCTTTCATTTTATATGGACCATTTAGAAATGATGTTAAAGACAGCAGAATTTTATGAAAAAGAATCTGACAGGCTTATTGCAAAATTAGAAAAAGCTAAATCTAAAAAGCAAGCCGCTAGCATAGTTAACGAATTAAATAACTTAAAGCAAAAGATTGTTTTTGAAATAACTCAAATAGAAAAAATAATAAAAGAAAACAGAGGTTTTTAATAAGCAGTATATCCGTAAGTTCTACCAGACCTAATATATGGATAATTGTCTGGAAAAGCCCCAGCGACAATATCATCTCCAACAACTTGCTCTGGAGTAAATTGCTTGCTTCTATACGCGCTAATTAAAAGTTTTAGAGATTCTTCTTCTTGTTTCTTTTCGGCGCTAACTGTTTTAATGATTTGATTTTTGTCTATTTTTCTTACTTTTGTATCATTGTGAGTTACTTCTATTACGTCGTCTGAATCTGTAGAAGTTAATTTAGATCTAATTATTACAGCGTAACGATGTATCATATACATCTTTTTTAATATTGCCACAGCATTGATATCTATTTCGGCATTATTGTTATCAGCATCTACTATCTCGTAAGTAGTTCCGTTCACAGCAAAATTAGAAAATAAAAAACTATTTAATGCTCCAACATTAGCTCTAACCCAAAAAGATATAGCCGCGATACTTAAATCACTTGGACTATTCAGGTCTAAATAAATTTCTTGAGCTATGTCAACTACTTTCATATTATTTAATTACACCAGAATACAGATATATTATTTCCAAACTCCTCCAATTTTAATATATGGAGTTGTAGATTTCCAGATACCAGCCACTTTTACAAACATTGTGCCTGTTTTCCAAGCTCCTGATATTTTTATCCAAAATTGATTTCCTGCGACAATAAAGTAAGTAAATTGAGTAGATCTTTGAGCAAGTTGAAATATATAATTAAACGGCAAGCCGCTTGACGATTGAACTCCTTGCACTTTTCCATCAGCTAAGAAATTTTGTACGGCATTTGGCGAGCCAGTATCTCTTACAAATTGAATAGATGATCCACCCGCTGTAAGATTCATAATTATTGTACATCTATAGTTGCGTAAAGATCAACACTTCCAGGTAAAGATCCGCTAGGAACAAATCTTCTTCTTGTGTTTAAAGCATCTGCACCAATACCAGTATACCATGCAGCACCGCTATAATATTGAAAACTACCATTTGTAGTTCCTGTCGAAGATTGAGTTAATACTAATGCGTCAGTATCTGCTCTATAAACATCTATCGTATGAGTTCCTGGAGTAGATCCAAATAAAGCAGTTTGTATCCAAGCGAATGTGCCATTTGAAGTGTCAAAATCGCTAAAATTCCATCTATATTGACTAGGCAAAGCATCTGCTGTTTCGTATACAACTGCTAAAGATAAAATTCTTGCTGGTAACATTATTACTCCAGCAGTTCTAAATAAAAATGCAAATTGTATATTAGCACTTGGTAAAACTCCGCTAATATCTCCATTTTGAGGAACATCAGTCCATGATCCTGAATTATCATCAATGCCAGAAGTGCGATACTGTAAACGGTACATATCAGGACAAATACCCATTGTGTTATCACCAATATTTTCTACGCAATTAGTATACGCTCTATATAATTTAGATGGAGTCGCGCCAAGATTTATTTTAGGACATATAATTCTATTAGGCGCATCAGCTATAAATTCTAAATCAGCAGCAAGCGGATAAACAGTTAATGCGTTTGAATTTGCAGTTGCTGCTTGAGAGTATATCCAAAACAACCATCCATCTTCTACCCAAACGAATGGAATATTTGCTGAAATATTATGAATAAAAATAGGACTATCTGTATCTCTATTAGATGATGGTAATTGTGTCGATAAGCAACATGCGCGTCTATCTATTTGTTGACCACCTGTATAATAATCAGTAATGAATATAGTACCAGTTGAAGCTGCTGATGTTACAACGATTTTATCCAATGAACCAGCAATATCCATACTTGTAAAACCAGCTGTTGCAACGTTTGTGTTTGTGCCTCCAGGAGGTACTTCAGCCATTTGATCTGAAATATAAGTTGTGCTACTTGCTACAATATTTGTTAAAGCAACTCTTATAATACGAGTAGCAGTAAAAAGATAAAGAGATGAAACTCCAGATCCTGGACCATGATTTAAAGTAGCAATTCTTCCATTATTAGCTTGGCTGATATTACCAGTAACCGCTTGATTTCCAGTTATAACTATGTCTGCTCCAGTTAGTGTAAACGCGCCAGAAGTTGGCGTTAATGGAGCGCGGATATTATATTTAAAAATTCTTAGTGTTGTTGCCGCCCCGTCAGTACAATAAATAAATTGTTGCGTCCAAGAATCTCTATCTCCTAAAGCGCATCCACCTATTGTTGTGTTAGTTATCGTAGCAGCATCTTTTAACCAATAAACTGCGCGTATTTTATCAACAGTTGTAGCTGCTGGTATCACTGTTGCTGGATTTTGAAACGCTTCAAAACTCAATCCTTTTGTAATAAATACGCCACCATTAGTCACTGTAGCGTTTGTTGTGGCCTGAACAATCATTAAATCTTGAATAACATAACTTGTTCCAGAACTTATAGTTCCAGCACTAGATGTTAATGTAATGCTTGTATTAGAACCTATAGCACTAATTTGATACCATGTTGTTATTTGGGTAGGATCTGTTGAACCAAATCCAATACGACTTCCGACGCTTAAACCAGTAAGCCAAGTTGTTCCAGATCCAGTAACAGCAGTGCCAGAAACGCCTACTGTTCCAGTTGTATAGTTTTCTAATATAGCTCTAATTCCGCGAACAGTATGATTTGTTGCAGCAGGAAAAGTATTTATTATAGCGCCAACAAATGTATAAGTGTTAGTTGAAGGCACCCATGTCCATAATTGCACACGGCGAGTTGCGGCGGCAGTAGCTACATCCGACCCAAAAATCCAAAATAAATCATCAGTAATTTTTACTGGATGCACGAACTGAGAAGGTATCGCCAAGCTGCTTTCACCAAAATTTGCTACCCCAAGAGGTGCGGGTCCAATAAATTTATCAGCTTCTCCTGCTCCTAAATTAAATTGGCCTGTATGCTTTCCTCTATTTATTTTTGTGGAATCGTATGCGCCGCCAATTGCGACTTGAGCGAAAGTGCCATTAAAAATTTGTTCTGTTGCTGTTTTCATATTTTATTTTAATTATTATTATTAACTTCTTATAAATTTATTCCTACGCACGTTGCGACTAAAAATGCACAATTAGGCTCATCTCCTTGTCCATATAATCCACAAGGAACTAAATCTAATAAATTATATTCTCCACTTACCAAAACTTGATAGTCTGGTTGTAGAGCCACAGGTTGATATTTTGTAAGAGTGTACATATTAATAAAAAATTATGGGACATATTGTAGGTAGATATCTCCATCGTTTCCTCCAGATGGAGCCGCTGTACCGTATGAAATTACAGTTCCTGCCGAACCAGTAGAACCAGTCGAGCCAGTTGAGCCAATTCCGCCTGTCCCTCCAGTACCGCCTGTGCCTCCTGTGTTACCTTGCGATCCGGTACTTCCGATGCTTCCTTGAGACCCAGTGCTTCCAAGACTTCCAGTGCCGCCTGTGCCTCCAGTTCCGCCAGTGCCACCAGTACCGCCGGTATTGCCTTGGGATCCAGTACTTCCAAGGCTTCCAGTGCCGCCTGTGCCTCCTGTGTTACCTTGCGATCCGGTACTTCCGATGCTTCCTTGAGACCCAGTGCTTCCAAGGCTCCCAGTGCCGCCTGTGCCTCCTTGCGATCCAATGCTTCCAGTGCCTCCTGTGCCGCCAGATGTTCCTGACGATCCAGAACTTCCACTTGTTCCGCTGCTGCCATCAGTTGCCACTCTTTGATTTGCTGTTGTGATTACATAACTATAATATTGATTTCCTTCGGTGTAAAATGTAACATCACGGTTTACTGCATCTCTATTTGTTGCAAATAGCCTAGCAATCATTCTGTCTGTAATAAGCACCGGCGTTTGCGGTAAAAATACATCCAATTGTAATTCTACAGGAGTAACAGCGTCGTTGTATGGGATCTTTAATTCTTCTGTGTATATTTTTTGACCATATCCACTACCACTAAAATTTGCTAATTCTAATTCAATAACAGCATCAATATGAGCCCCAGAGTTTCCTAGTAAATAATGAGGGAAAAATCTTTGTATTCCGCCAGGGATAGAAGTAAACCCTAATCCAGTGGTGATATATTGATCAATTAGTTTTCCACTCTCTAATCCAGTTAGTGTTACTAATGTTGATTGTGGTGCGCCTGTAGTTGGGACTACTGATAATTGCTTATACGAACCAGAGATTATATTAGGAGCAGTATTAGATTGATTAAAATAATAAGTAGCGCCAGATGAGATTCCATCTACTCCGCTTGACCCAGAAGTTCCGCTAGAACCGCTTGAACCAGAAGAGCCGTTTGATCCAGCAGAACCAATAGATCCAATTCCGCCAGTTCCTCCAGTTCCACCGGTTCCACCGGTTTGACCTTGGGACCCAGTGCTTCCAAGGCTTCCGGTTCCTCCTGTGCCGCCTGTATTACCTTGAGATCCTGTGCTTCCAAGGCTTCCAGTTCCTCCTGTGCCACCTGTACCTCCAGTTCCGCCAGTGCCACCAGTACCGCCAGTATTGCCTTGGGATCCTGTGCTTCCAAGGCTACCTGTGCCGCCAGTGCCACCTGTATTACCTTGCGATCCTGTGCTTCCAAGGCTTCCGGTTCCTCCTGTGCCGCCTGTATTACCTTGAGATCCTGTGCTTCCAAGGCTTCCAGTTCCTCCTGTGCCACCAGTACCGCCGGTATCGCCTTGAGATCCAGTGCTTCCAATATCTCCAGTACCGCCAGTGCCACCAGTACCGCCGGTATCGCCTTGAGATCCAGTGCTTCCAATATCTCCAGTACCGCCAGTGCCACCAGTACCGCCGGTATCGCCTTGAGATCCTGTGCTTCCAAGGCTACCTGTGCCGCCAGTGCCGCCAGTATCACCTTGGGACCCTGTGCTTCCAAGGCTTCCCTGAGGTCCCGTTGCGCCGCTAGACCCGCTAGACCCGCTAGAGCCACTGGAACCACTTGATCCAGCAGGGCCTTGTATACCATTAGCTACTGGTATAGCAGCATTAATTTCGCTAGACGGAGCTTCTACCGTTATTTCAATAGAAGGAGCTGGATTTACTATAACTATATCTGGCATATTAATAAGTTACTTCTGGATTTACGGTTACTGTCCCCTGAAGAACTCTTGATACTGCTAGTTCTGGGGATTGGCCAGACACAAATCTTTCTATATCATAAACTGCTACCGTTATCGGAAGCGCCGCCGTTTCAGCAGGAGTTAAAGAAAAACTTATAACACCTCCAGTAGCATTAACAATAGTAGGTGCTAAATCTACAAGAATCCCTGTGGATCCATATGAATATCTAACTTTGCCTCTTAATTCATATCCACTTATGTTGACAGCGGTTCCATTTGCATTAGTCAAGGTAGCTGTTAAATCATAGTTTTCGCCTTGATTAACTGTTATGTTGTAGACAGCCATGCCATACATTACACTCTAAATTAACCAAATAGTTATATAATTCCTACTCCTTTTTGACCCACAACTTTACTGGCGCATTGATTTGCAAATACTATTGCTTTCTCTATATTTGATGTTTTACTAAATTCCACTACCAATCCAGCCAAGAAAGAATCCCCTGCTCCAGAGACGTCGATTACTTCTTGGGGAGCCACAGGATAGTTTTTGCCTAAATAATAACACCCGTCTTCTCCTGCCGTTTTTATTATTTTATTTGTAAGAGATGACGGGATAGAACATTTCGATCTATCATATTCAAAATTATTTATTTTTACAAACCTTACTTTTTCTGCCCAAGAACCAAGAATTCTTTTGCTATCAAGAAATACTGAATCATGATTGGAAGAAATAGTTAAAATATCTTCTTCGCTTAAAAAACCTTTATTATAATCGGAAATAACTATGTGATCATAGTCATAGTTCATCTTTTCTATATTAAACTTCTTAATGTTTTCAGCGGAGTCTAGTCTGAAAAACATATGATTTGTACTCTTATGAATATATCTTGTTTTAGTAATATTTGCCCAGTTTGAATTAGTAACAATATCGCATGAGTCTTCTATAGACTTTATGTTCCTATAGACATTTTTTGCCATTCCCGGATTATCGTTCTGGTCAATAATCTTTAAAACTGGGACCGGCTTATCTGGGCTCATTCTATCACATGAGCAATATACATGCACATCTCTGCAACTGTCTCCTATTACTAAAATTTTCTTTTTCATTAAAACTTACTCTTTCTCTCTACAATCATAGACGGTCTGCTAGAATGCAATGCTTTTCTATAAGCTTGTAGTACTTCTGCGCCAGTATCTGGAACATAAATAGGAAAAGACACCATATTTCTGAAACCTTCTGTAAAATTTTGAGAGTGAGTAGGCCCTGAATAGAATGGCCCGCTATCAGCGACTACTGTTCTAAATATTACTGGGCACTCATATTCTCCATGAGATATTCTTTCAATATGATTAGCGTGATTAATAATTGCATCTGCCGCCACTAACATGAAATCGTGGCGTTCGTAATAGACTACTGGACGGAAACCTTCGAACGACATACCAATGGCAAGTCCAGCCATGAGATTTTCAGCCACAGGAGTTTCAATCTTTTTGCTATTATCTACATTTACTAGATTGCCCATTGCGTTGCCATATTTAACATTGTATCCAATAAATACAGAATTAGCTTTGCCGATTTCTGTCATGGCCTCTGTAACAGCATTCTTGAAAGAAATATTAGGATCCACATCGAAATGCGGCAATTGCTCTGGAAGCAGAGGAGGAAAATATTCAGCATCAGTTTTTTGCTTTGTTTTCTTTAGATCTATATTCTCGTCAATTCTTGCGTGAGGGTAAGTGATATCGTATCTATATCTTGAAACGCAAGAAGGCATTGCTGGCAACACAGACTCTCCCCATCTTTCGCTCTTTGGGGTGCAAACAGATCTATTATTGTCTTCCACGATAAACTTACATGGCAAATCAAAACCAGAAACATATCTAGCAGCTTCAAAAAGATGCCCAGAATCTTCTGTTCCGTCCCCCACAAAACACCATACCTTCTGCGAAGACCCTTTGCGCTTTAGAGCAAGAGCTATTCCAGCGGCAATTGCTGGAGTTCCGCCGATAATAGCAGACGTAAAGAAGTTTCGTTTCCTATCATAAATAAACATACTTCTTCCGTCTACGATTCTTTGGCGCAGTTCATCGGCAGGAATTCCGGCAAGCAATGCATGATAATGATTTCTATGATTAGAGATTACATAATCACCATCTTTGATATCCTTGAAGATCTCAATTAACTGCTCCTCATTTCCCCCTGACAAGTGGAACAGAAATGGCAACTTGCAATCTTTATAGAGATCAATAATTGAGTTTTCGAAATTAATCAGATCTTGCTTTGTAGCGTAGTTCATTTTAAAAATTTATAATTATTCTGCCAGATTCTCCAGTTTTCAATTTTGTTACAGCCTCATTGATATTGAAGATGTCGTATCTGTCAGTTATCAATGATTTTATGTTTATTTTTTTGTTTTTATAAAGTTTTATGTATCTTGGAATATCAATATCTGGATCAAAGTTTCCTGCTTGAGTAGTTCTGATAGTTTGTCCATTATTAGAGAAAAATGAAATCGGATCACTAATTGTTAATTGAGATCCTGGCTTCGGCTGGGAAACCAAAATGCACCTTCCTTGATTAGATAGCAAAGGAATAAGCCTAGAAATAAAACTCAAAATTCCAGTAGTATCAATTATGCAATCAAATTTTGCTTTAGACTCTATTAACTTTTCTACATTAACTGGGCTGTAAAATTCTGCTCCTAGATTTTCGACCATCATTTTTTTTGCTTCGTTAATATCTATTCCTACGATAGGTCCAGCAAGAGATAACCCAGCCGCCTGTATGCAACTTAAACCTACGCCACCACATCCTACAACCAAAACGCTTTCTCCAAATTTTATATTAGCATCTTTATTTACGACGCTAAATCCTGTAGACAATCCACAACCAAGCAACGCGCAAAACTCATCGTCAATTTCTTTATCTACTGGAGTGATTCTATTTTCCGATACGACTACATTTTCTGCTAGAGTTACAACTTTTCCGCCAGAAACCTCCTTGTCATGCCATTGATATTTTGCGAAATCAGCTTCTAGCCCAGAGCCTTTTCTCCAATGCATTACAACTTTGTCTCCCTTTTTAACTTTTTTAACTCCTTCGCCAACGGCTTCCACAAGACCGCAGCCTTCATGCCCGATTAAATGAGGCATAAATTGTTCGTTATTTTTAAGGCCAGCAATTTCTTGCAATTGCGCGCCGCACAGTCCGCTAGTTATTGTTTTTATTTTTACTTGCCCAAACGATAATTTTTTAGGAGCTTGTATATCGTCTACATAAATGGGCTTATTTTTTTCTAAAAGGATGGCTGCTTTCATGACTTCTTTATTCTATCAAATTGTATTGAACTAGTATAAAAAGATTGAGTTTTTGTTAAAGCCACAACAAGTTCAGCTACTTCATCTGGGTTTATTAACTCATTGAAATCTTGCCTGCCGACATTCATTCCAGTAGCCATAGCTCTTGGGTATAAATTTATTATTTTTATATTTTGCTGGAAAGCTTCATTCGCTATGGAATCAGAATAACCCCTCAAAGCATATTTTGCTGCGGCGTAATCTGGATCTTTGGTGTCTGGGCCGATTCCGCTTATAGAGTTTACGTTTATGATTATTCCTTTGTTTTTAGTTTTAAAATAATCAAACGCAACCCGCAATACATTCAAAGACCCCTGATAAGATTTTAAATAATCTTTCTTATCGAAGCCGTTATTTATTATTATATTTGGCTTATATTCTCTGAAAATTTCTTCTTTGATGTCTAGCATGTCGCAAACTATTCCATTGAAAGATGAGCTTTTTCTTCTTCCGCAAACAGTTACTTCGTGTTCGATGTGGAATTTTTTAGCTAATGAAAGACCAAAACCAGATGTTCCTCCTACTATAAATACTTTTTTCATATTATTTTTTAATTTTTTCTAGCTCTATATAAGAATATGATATAGATTTTAATGTTGGCATAAGATCTTGTGTTTGCCCTGATGCTTTCAAAAACATAGACTCGATATCCCAAAAAGATAAACCCAGCGGATAAATTTTAAAAACTTTATCTATAGAAATAGATTTTCCATTTACCACGATTTCTATTTTTGAGTTATTTTCATTTTCATAGACACAAACTTTAATTTCAGATTCAAGATTTTTTGTGTTTTTTTCTATAAAAAGTTTTACGCCATCTATTTTAGAATGATTAGAGTCATTCCTTTTGACTGAGATTTTATCTTTTACAAAAAAATCAGCTATTCTATATTCTAATTCTTTGCCTAATGTTACAAAAAACCCTTCAGCGTCTTTACCTTCTTTCAAATTAGAAGAATTTAAAAAATTTAAATAATTTTCTAAAGTTATCAATTCATGCAGTTTTTTAGCTTTTTGCCTATTGAAAACCATTAAATGTAAGCTTGCTAATTTTAAGCGTATATTGTCTCTTTCAAACCCGCAAGCTAAAGCGGCTTCTGGATTATCTAATACCCCAGCAACATTTTCATCTATATCTAAATCATATATTAAGTTATAAAAATAATCATAATTAAAAGTAAGAGCTATCTGTGTTAATTTTTTTATATGATTTAATCCAGACCACCCGTAATCATAACTGGGATAATAAAATTTTATGTAATTTTCTCCTTCAAAAATATACCACTTATAATACATCTGCACTTTCACAGGCCATGTTAATACAGGATTTTCTTTTGTATAAAAAATATAATCGCAAATCTTTACTGTTTCTTTCGGCAATGGCAAATGACTAATCAAAAAAATGTCCAAACCATGAGCTTTTAATTTTTTTATATTTTCATTTAGAGTATCAATCTTTTCTTGATCGTCGCAAAAAGAACTTATAAGAGCAACTTTTTTATTCATATTAAACAACCTTTTTTAACTGTATTTCAGAATATTTTATTGATTTTATTTTATCTAAAAGGTCTATTTTTTTATTATTTAATAATATATAAGCCGATTCTAATTCAAAAATATTAACTCCGCTTGAAAATATAGAATTTCTAGACAAATCTATTTTTGTTAAATTATCATTTATTGACACTTTCACATCCAAAGCATTATTATTTTTATAAAAAAAGATTCTGATTTCTGGCAAATCATTTCTAGTATCTTTCTCTATAAAAAACATTAAATCGTCTACTTCTGAATGGTTAAAATTTTTATATAGGATGTGAATTTTGTCACTTACAAAGAAATCCGTAGTTTCAGATTTCATGCTGGACTTTATTTTTTCTAAAAACGCTTCAGCGCTTCTGTCTTTTGGTATTTTTAAAAATTCCAAATAATTTTCTAAAGATATATGGTCATTTAATTTTTTTACATTTTCTCTATTGAATGCCATTAAATGCAAAGAAGAGTTCAATTCTACATTTCCCCTCTTAAAAGGAGCTATTAAATTACTTGGTTCTTCATTTAAAACATTTAAAACATCTCTGTTTATTTCTAAGTCGTAAATTAAATGATAAAAATACTCATAATCAAAAGTAAGAGCTATTTCAGTTAATTTTTTCACTTGGCTCAGCCCAGCCCACCCATAGTGAGAATGGACTTCCCAAAGAATTACAATATTGCCCTCAATCTCGCAGATCTCTTTCCAATATCCCTCTCTATACAAAGGCCATTCTAACATTAAATTTTCTTTAGTATAAAAGACATAATCACAAAGCTTGATTACGTCATCAGGTAAATATATTGGAGTTGCCAATATTATATCTAAATTAAAAGCTTTTAATTTTTTGATATTTTCATTCAATACATTTATTTTGTCGTCGCTGTCGCAAAAAGAACTAATTAAAGCAACCTTTTTTTTCATTAGATTTTATCTTGTATGAATCTTTTCAAAGATCAAATCAAAATTTTTATTTTCATACTTATAAACTTCACACTTCCAATCCAAAGAATCAATGCAGTTTTCGTATTCAAATCCGCAGCTTGCAGATAAATCTTCGAAAAACGGCAGCCACTCTCCTTTAGAAAGATAATACAATTTAACAATATAGTTTTTGTATTTATTATCTTTTATTTTTATGCTTACCCCCCTCGAAAAATCAACTTCTACATTAAAGTTATTTTCCTTTGGAGTTTTAACATTTTGCTTTATTGTGTTTTGATCTCTTATCAAAGCGTCAATTTTTTCTTTTACCATTGAAAAAGAAATTTCTTTTGTGCATTCAAAATTTTTATTTTTAGGGCAGAATAGCCAATTGCTTTGATCAAAAACAAAATCTGGTTCTGTCGCGCATCCATGGCATAGATTGGGGCTGGTATTTGTTACTCTATAAGGAGTTGGAAAATCTGTGTGAGGCAAAGAAATTCCAGATATAAAAACAACATCTTTGCCTAACGCCCAAGCCAGCCAAGAAAGGCCAGAGGTTAAACCGATAAAGAATTCACAGTGCATTAAATCATTTACTCTTTCTATCAAACTAAATTCTCCAGTTTTATCTATGCATCCTTTCGGGATTGAATTCATGTATTCTCCATGACCGAAATGAGGATACTTGTCTATGCAAACCACATCGTATCCTAAGCTCTTTAAATAATCTACTGTTTCTTGCCAGCCGGTTGGGTTATTCCAATATTTAAATTGAGCCGTCGATTGCGTCCCTATACAAACGTACTTCTTTTTAAAATTATTTTTTGGTCTATTAGGGGTAGCTATTTTTCCTCTTGTAGGTTCATAATTTACGCCAAGATGCTTAGCGGCAAGTTCTTGTAAATTATATTGGCTCCATCTTTTGCCTCCTATATCCGACGCAGCAATTTTAATTACTGATTTATCTCCTTCGGGCGGTTTATTGTTATAATAATCAAAATTTATATTTGGATAAACAGATTGGAATAGTTCGCCATATGGAGAATAAAAATTAACTATTGCTCTTTTCTCCTTTTGGAATTTATCTACCATTGGCACCCAAGCTACAACATCCCCAAGGCATGGAGATTCATTCACTATGTTATAGACTCCTTCCCCTAAAACCCGGCATGGATTGAATGGCATAGTATCAAATTTGCTATTTTTCTTTACTATACCTGATATTATGATTTGATCATGATATTCTCCTGATTTTGGTCTAAAGTAAAAATCTATTGGTTTTCCATCGGTGCTGTGAAGTTTACAGCAAATTTCTGGATCATTCTGCAATTTTTTAATTATATTAATGGCTTCTTTTTCTGTTATACCCTCTGCTCCTTTTATATGGATTTCTCCAGAAAATTTTTCTACTTTTTCTTTGAATAAATTATAATCATTTTCATCGCAAAAAATTTCTTTTTCCCCTCCTTCAATATCAAATTTTAAAAAATTTATCTTTTGCGGCATCAAAGCCATTATATTTTTAAAAGACAACGAAGACACCAATTTCTTTTCTGTATTGTAAAAAAATGGTTTTACCAGAACGACTTCTTTTTCTTTTTTTATTATTGCGTTTATTATTACAGGATCATCTTCATCCAATAAAAAACTGTAGAAATCTTTAATGCCTTCAGAGCAAGCATCTACTCCAAAATATTTTATATTTTTATGTTTATTTTTAAAGTAAAATATACCCCTAGAACACCCTAAATCTAAAACGGTATCGCCTTCTTCTACTTCGCAATTATTCTCATAAGTATTTGCGTCAATTATTTCAGCATAACCTTGTTCATCGAATGCCTTAACTTTTTTTAACTGATTCTCTATTTTTAGTTTTTGGATTTCTTTTGGTTGAGCTACTGGTATATTCAGCAATTCAGAAATATAAACATTTGCTATTTTTGCAGAATTATCCCAAGAAAATTTTTCTCTTATTTCTTTTGACTCTTCTAAAGCTTTATTTTTGTAAAATTTGTAATTGTTATAAACTTCTAAAATTTTTTGCTCTAAGTCTTTAAAATCTGGCTCGTACCAATTCCCTTGGCAAATAGTGCCGGGAGGATAAAAATTTTTCATTTCTATCTCTCTTTGAATTTTTACTGGTATTCCTTTCCCAAAAGCGAACTCTAGTTGCCCGCTGCAATCAGAATAGATGCTAGGAATACCGCAGGCCATAGCTTCTATCAATGGCAAATTCCACCCTTCTGATCTGGAGCAAGACAAAAACACATGCCCAGACTTTAAGATTTTTACATACTCTTCTCTAGGCGGGAAATTCAATATTTTAATATTGTCGCTAATTAAATCAAAAAACTGAAGTCTATTTTGAGTTGATTCAAGTCCGTCGCTATTAAATTTATCATTTATAGATACTAATAATTCAACTTTTGGATAATTTCCGAATACATTCTTGAAAGCTCTTATTAATTCAACCGTACTTTTGCGATTATCCCACCTGCCAAAAATGAGGAATCTAAATTTTTCATCTTCGCATTCAATATCTTCAGGATAAAAAACGCTAGAATCTACGCCTTCTGGCACAATTTTTACCTTATCTTTTTGCATCCCTTGGGCGATTAAACAGTTTGCTTGCCATTTCGTTGGAACCCAAATCTGGTCAAATTCTTTCAATTTTTGAAAAAATGGATCATATATTTCAGTGCTTTCCCAAACGAAGTAAGCTATTTTTAGCCCATCGTATTTATGATAAAAATAATAATGATTTGTTTCTGCTAAAATTATGTTTAGATCATGCTTAAAAGATCCCCTTTTGTATCCATGTATTGGAAAATCTTGCAATTCTTTTCGGTCGTTCCACAAAGTTTGCAGAATTATCATTTCTTCATCTAAATTATCTATGTTTTTCCCATGAGGCTTTTCAAGATTTCCATTAATGCCAGCCCAATCTGAAGAAACAGTAAAATTTCTAATTTTTATGTCGTGATATTTATTTAAATTTCTGAAAAAATTCTTACAGTGAGAATTATAGCCGCTATTCCCAACGTATGTCGCATGACCAAAAATTTTCATATACTATAGATCTTAACGGTTTTATTAATTTTATCTAAAAATTACCAATAAAAATTTGACTTTTGCTCCCGCCCGGGCATCATATTGAGTGGACAAAAAAGTTTTTGCGAAAGCAATAAAAATAGCGTACTCTTTTTACCCCACAAGCAGGGATCTTAACACAAGCCATTTTGCTTTTTTAATCAAATCTAAAATAATAGAAAAAATAGGAATAAATAAAAAAAGAACTCATCCAGAAATATCAAAACACCCTTACCACGAAGGCTATGTTGGCATCCATGCCGAACTTGATTGCCTATTAAAAACCGACAAAGAAGATCTTTCTGATTTTAAAATGCTTGTATTAAGAATAGATAGAAATAAGAAACTTAATATTAGCAAGCCATGTCGTGGTTGCCAAAGCGTCATTTCGCAATTTAACGTGAAAGAAGTTTGGTATAGCGATAAAGATGGAAATATAATTCAAATGTGAAAGGTATAATTTTATCTGGCGGCACAGGGTCTAGGCTGTACCCAATGACTGTTTCTGTCAATAAGCAATTGATTCCTGTTTATGACAAGCCAATGATTTATTATCCATTAGCTAATTTAATTAGCTTTGGGATCAGAGAAATTTGCATAATATCTTCTCCTGATTTTATAGACAGTTATAAGAAACTATTTAATGACGGATCTCATCTTGGGTTAGATATTTGTTATAAAATACAACCAGAGCCAAAAGGAATAGCTCAGGCTCTAATTATCGCCGAGGATTTCATTAAGAATGAAAGCGTTTGCTTAATTCTTGGAGATAATATTTTTCATGGGATATCAGACATAGAAGTAGTAGATACTGGAGCTACTGTTTTTGCCTGTGAAGTATCCAATCCGTCGGCATACGGAGTAGTTAATTTTGATTTTCATGGTAATCCGATTTCGATGGAGGAAAAGCCTCCTTTCCCAAGTAGTAAATACGCCATGCCGGGATTATATTTTTATGACACAAACGCTGCTGAATACGCCAAAACTTTAACCCCTTCCGGCAGAGGCGAGCTAGAAATAATTGATCTTAATAAGATTTACTTAAAAAAAGAAGACTTGACAGTAATTAAGCTTAAAAAAGGAACAGTTTGGCTTGACGCTGGAACCCCAGAGTCCTTATTCCAAAGTTCTGCTTATATTCAAACCATACAAAGCAGACAAGGAACAATGATCGGAAATATCGAAGAGGAATGTTTCAAGAAAGGTTTTATAAATAAAAATAGTTTAATAGACTTAATATTTAAAATGCCAAATTCAGAATACAAAAATTATTTGTTAAAATTAACTTCAAATAAATAAAATATATAAATAAACATGAACAGAACAGATATTATTAATTTTTATATTTCAAAATACAACTTTCAAAAATATTTAGAACTTGGCGTTGCGGAAGGGCTTACAATCGACCAAGTGAAAGCTAATCATAAAGACGGCGTGGATCCCGGCCCGGGAGAATCCGGAAATCCTCTTTCTGAAGCGGTTAATTATATAATGACTTCAGATGATTTTTTTGAAAAAATTAAAAACCAGAATATTACTTATGATTTTGTATTTATAGATGGCTTGCACTATTCTGATCAAGTTGATAGAGACATATTCAATTCTCTCAATGTATTAAACGAAGGCGGGGTCATAATGATTCATGATTCGTTGCCCCCAACCTATGAGGATCAATTAATTCCGCGCACTCAAATTTCATGGTGCGGAGATGTTTGGAAAAGCATTGTTAAACTAAGATTCAACAATCCAAATTTAGAAATATTTACAATTGACACAGACTACGGGTGTACTATTTTAAAAAAAGGATCTCAAAAATTGTACGATAAAGTTCCTTTGAAGGCGGCTTTAAACTGGAATTATTTTGTTCCAAATAAAAAAGAATTAATTAACATAATTTCAGTAGAAGAATTCATCAAAAAAGAATCATGATATTATTATTCGGATCTAGTGGGTATATAGGCAGCGAATTTAAAAAACAGCTTTCTAAAAAGAAAATTTCATTTATAGCTTGGGAAGGGGCTAGAAAGACATCTTTCGATCAACTCCAAACTTTTTTTAAATTTAATAAGATTAGCCATGTTATAAATGCTGCCGGATATACTGGGAAACCCAATGTTGATGCTTGCGAATTAAATAAAGAAGAAACATTTTATGGCAATGTTTTATGGCCGCAAATGCTCGTTCACTTTTGTCAATTAAATGATATAGTTTTGGGACATGTGTCAAGTGGATGTATTTATACTGGTAAAAGATCAGACGGCTCTGGATTCACTGAAGAAGATGAACCAAATTTTTCTTTCAAGCAAAACAATTGCAGTTTTTATAGTGGCACGAAGGCCTTAGCCGAAATAAGCGTTTCCTCATATGAAAAAAATTACATTTGGAGATTAAGAATTCCTTTCGAAGAAAATGATAATCCTAGAAATTATATTAGCAAAATGCTTAAATATTCTAAGCTTTTGCAAGCTGAAAACTCAATCTCTAATAAAGAAGAGTTTGTCAATGCCTGTATAGAATGCATTGTTAAAAATGTTCCATTTGGAATTTACAATGTAGTAAATACTGGATCAATAACTACAGAAGCTTTGGTCAATAAATTAAAAAACACGATAGCTAAAAATAGAGATTTCAATTTAATTAATGAAGAAGAATTATATAAAAATTATGCAAGCACTCCTCGGTCTAATTGCGTAATGAGTAACACTAAACTATTAAACGCAGGCATTAAAATAAAATCTGTTGAAGAATCTTTAGATTATTGCTTAAATAATTGGAAGATATGAATATTTTAGTTACTGGCGGCTGCGGCTTCATCGGAAGTCATTTTATTGAGGAGATGCTTAAGAATAAAGATGTCAAGATTTTAATTAATCTTGACAAATTAACTTATGCGGCGAATCTAAACCTGCCTTTCAGCGGAGACTCAAGATACAATCTCATAATTGAAGATATCAATAGCTCAAATATCTTTAATTTATTGGTCGAAAATGAGATAAAATATATTGTACACTTTGCTGCGGAAAGTCATGTTGATAATTCTATTGATAATTCTGACCCTTTCATACACACTAATATAAGCGGCACTCATAATCTATTGAAGTGCGCAGTAAAGTACGGCAAGCTTAACAAATTTATTCATATTTCTACAGATGAAGTATTTGGAAGTCTCAATCAAAAAGAATTGCCTTTTACAGTTGATAGCCCATATAGACCAAATAGCCCATATGCCTCCAGCAAAGCTGCAAGCGATCTAATTGTAAGAAGTTTTAATAAAACTTATGGACTTCCTACTATAATTACAAATTGCAGCAATAATTTTGGCCCGAATCAGCACAAAGAGAAGATGATTCCTAAGTGCATTTCTAGCTTTAAGTCTAGGAAGCCTATTTCATTATATGGAAATGGATCTAATATCAGAGATTGGATTTTTGTGAAAGATCATGTCGCGGCGTTGATAGAAATACTTTTCGATGGCAAATCTGGCAAACAATATTTAATTGGAGGAAATAATGAAATTTCAAATTTTGATTTGATTCATATTCTTGCTGAAGAATATAAGGAAATCACAAAAGCAGATTTGAATTTTAGATGGTTTGAGTTTGTAGAGGATAGAAAAGGCCACGACCTTAGATATGCCATAGACAATTCAGATTTTTTATTTAATTTTCCGAATTGGACAATATCTAATTTTAGGCAATCAATTAAAAAAACTATTGTTTATTATAACGAAAAATATTAATATAAATTAATATGATAAATCAGCTTTCTGTTTTTAATGTCAAACTCCCTAAAATTAGATTTGGTTATCCATGGGATGGAGGATACATAATCGCAATACAAGCATTGTGCCAAAGCGAAGCTTTATTTAGCTATGGAGTAGGGAATGACATTTCTTTAGAAGTTGATTATATAGAGGCTACGAATAAAAAAGCTTATTTATTTGATCATACAATAGATAACGTAATTTTTCCAGCTTGGGCTTGTGACAAAGGAATATTCACCAAAGAAGGTCTTTCTGGTAAAAAAACTAGAGATACCGATCATTTTTTTTCTCATTACGATAAATATTTTCAAAATGAATCAGAAGATTTGCTTTCTTCTTCGCAAAAAAAAGTATTATTTAAATGCGACGTAGAAGGTTGTGAATATGAATTTTTATTAAATACAGACATGCAAAAAATGTCTGAAATAACAACCGGATTGCTTTTCGAATTTCATAATTTGAAAGACCCAGAAACTAGAAAAATTTTCTTTGAATGCATCGAAAAAATAAACAAATATTTTTACCTTTGTCATGTTCACGGTAATAATTATAGCAGCAATTTTAATTATTTTGAAGATAGATTTTCTCCAGAATTAAATAAAAATTATACTGAAAAATTTTCTATTCCTTCTGATATAGAGCTTTCTTTTGTTAATAAAAAATTAGTCATAGAAGCTTTTAGAGATTTTCGTGATTACCCATCTAAATCATTAGACAAGCCGAATAACCCCTCAGCACCAGATTCAGATTTGAGTTTCTTGAAAAAAATATGAAAATAGATAGCAAAGGAAATAAGATTTTAATATTTTCTGATGTCCATCAGGAAGTTGATAAGCTTGCGAAAATCATAAAGCACGAAGCTGCCGATATTAATGTTTGCCTTGGCGATTGGTTCGACAGTCTTTTTGTAGACGAAGATGAAGATGTTGAGAAGACCGCTTTTTTTCTCAAAGATTATTTAGCTGGCGGCAACTTTACTCTTTTTGGCAATCACGATTTACATTATTTCTTTGCTAATAAATACACAACATGTAGTGGATATGAGTATCGCAAAGCTCAAGTAATAGACAAAATCTTCGGAGAAGATAAACCGGCTATAGTTGATAAATTTAGCTGGTTTATTTTTCTTGATGAGTTTTTATGCACTCATGCTGGTCTGCATTATAATTTTTTGTCGCCTGCGATTGTTAATTCCGAAGATCTTTATGAATATTTGACAATCCAAGGAAATGATGCTAATATAAAAATAAGAACTAAGCAGTTTCACTGGTTTTATGGGGCCGGTTATTCAAGAGGCGGATACCAACCTAAAGGTGGTATTGTTTGGCTCGACTTCGATAGAGAATTTGCGCCACTAAATATCATGCCTCAAATTTTTGGGCATACTTATCGACGCAAAGGAGTAATCCAAACTCATTGCAAAACTGAAAATTACTGCATAGATACTAACCTAAGCGAGTGGATGACCATAACTAACGGTAAAATGGAAATTAAAAATTACAAAGATTTATGAGCCGACAACTAGAATTTGATTTTAGATCTCCAGAAGAGATCGCTCGCCAAAAACAGATCGCAGAAGAAAACGCAAAAGCTTTTGAAAGTATGTTTTCTGAGGATGTTTATGTTTACAATAAATATGTAGACTTCTTGCTTGATCTTATTCCTTTCCGACTTGGATGGAAAGCTAGGAATTGGCCTAGAGAAATCCGCTGGTGGGCGAAGTGCAGATACCAGAAATTTCGTTATGGTGTTTCTGATGATGATGTGTATTCATTAGGATACAATATTGCTCTATTTGTTTTACCTCGCCTTAAGTATTTTAAGGAAAAGGGTAAAGCTGGAATCCCCGTTTGTTTTTTACCAACTAATTTTCATGTTCTTGAGGGAGAAGAACTTGAAAGAGCAGAAGCAAAAGGCTTGAAAGAAATGAATGACGTTTTGGATGAAATGATTTTTGCTTTTGAGTTTATTATTGATGGAGATAAATTCTGCGATTTTCCTAAATCGTTTGTTGATAAAGCTTGGAGCGACAACTCTCCAATGACCATAGAGGAAAAGCAAGGTTGGAAAGAATACATGGAAAGAGCCTCCAAACTCAATGAAAGAAAAGAAAATGGTCTTGCTCTTTTTGCCAAATACTACGATACTCTCTGGATATGAAATTTACATCTGAACAGCGCAATCTAATCAAAGAAACCCGCAGCAAAATAAAAAAACTTCAAGAAGATCAATATGGCATATACAGCGATCTGCTTGAAAAGTTAAATATGAATGAAATAGCTGAAGAGTGGATGTTTGATTATATTTTTAATGATTATGGCACCATTAAAAATATAGAAGACAAGAATTCTGGCAAATCTTAACATGCAAGACGATAAACCAATAAATATGACAAAACTTTCATCCGCGCAAGAAAAGAACTACAAAATAGTAAAAGAAGGCCAAGATTTTCAAATTGGCGATCTTATTCATTTGGTAGACGACGAATATGTCAAACTTAATAAAGACAATCAACTCTTGAAGTCTAAAGTCACTAAATACAATAAAGTATTAAGAAAAGCTAAATAATGCAAGAAAAACTTCATATTGTCCCCAAAGGATGGGGTTTTGAAAAGTGGATAGTTAATAATGAGAAGTATTGCGGTAAAATACTTTATATTATTAAAGATCGCAAGTGCAGTTGGCATTACCATAAGATCAAAGATGAAACTTTCTACGTCCAAAGTGGAAGGCTGCTTTTGTATTATGGATGGCATGAAGAGATGCCTCTTGCTCACAAGATTCTTCTTAGAAAAGGAGATCATTTCCATATTCCAGTTGGGTTAAAGCACCAAATGCAAGCCCTAGAAGATACCGAATTATTTGAATTCAGCACCCAACACTTCGATGATGATAGCTACAGAATAGAAAAGGGAGATTAAAAATATAATGGCTCAAAAAAATTGGCTAGACAACCATGAACTATTCTATAAAGAACTTCAAACTGGTTTAAAATTTCAATCAATCTTAGCAAAAAAACTAAAAGAAGAAGGCATTCCTATCTTTTTTGAATCTATTGGATTAGAACTTAATCCAGACGATTGCTCAGAAGAACAATATAGTGAATGGCTTTCCACTAGAAAAGATGTAAAAGCTTCTCGCAAAAAGTACGGCACACAAGATAAAGACATCTTGATTGGCGAAAGTAAAATGCCTTGCGAATGTAAGAGCAGAGATATTTTCTTTTCTGGAGTAGATTCTTTTCCTTATCCAGATATATTTATTGATACGGTTTCTGGCTACGAGAAGAAGCAAGCAAAACCAGCTTATACTTTTTGTATTAGCCAAAAATCTGAGGCTATTATTTATACCGACTCTTCCCCTGAAAATACCTCAAAGTGGCTTAAAAAATTCATTTATGACAAAAAGAGAGGGATCAAAGAACTAAATTATTCTGCTCCGAAAGTCTTGTGGAAAGATTTTTCTCAGTTTAAAATAGATTTTTTTAATAAGTATAAGTAACTAAAACTAGTGTAAATAGGGTTATGTCCAGTTTTAATTTAGACAACCCTGAACATGTAGATTGCCCGACTCTTTATGATGTTTCATTAAATAAATATAGGCCAATACACTCCACAGACTTTGCTGGCGGCGCCGCTGGGTCAGATGCTTTTGGAAGACAAAGAGTTTCTAATCCCGAAATGATCTTTAACAGCAAGCAAATTTTTGACAATCAACCATTATATTGGGATGATATTCAAGAAAGCGGCTCAGGAACAACATCGACACATTCCACTAATACGGCGTCTACAACTTTAGGAGTTTCATTAAATACTGCTGGTAAAAGAACTCGCCAGACTTTTATGAGGTTTAATTATCAACCTTCTAAGAGTCAATTGATATTTATTACTGGCATACTTAAAGCATCTGGCGGAGGAACTGGAATTATATCAAGGATGGGTTATTTTGATGATAATAATGGTTTATTTCTTGAAAATAATGCCGGAACAATTAATTTAGTAAGAAGAACTTATACTGGCGGTAGCGCATCAGACAATCCATACGCTCAATCCGCTTGGAATATAGACAAGATGGACGGCACTGGGCCAAGTAAAATAACTTTAGATTTTACGAAGACTCAAATATTTATCATAGACTTCGAATGGCTTGGCGTAGGAAGAGTAAGATTTGGTTTTAATGTAAATGGAACAACATATTACGTTCATGAGTTGTTAAATGCTAATAATTTGACAACTGTTTACATGTCAAATCCAAATCTTCCATTAAGATATCAAATAATTAACGATGGAACTGGCGCGGCTTCAACTATTAATTGCATTTGCTCTGCTGTTATTAGTGAAGGAGGAAGAGAAGAAGTGGCTCTTAATTCTTATGTTTCTACTAGAGGCTCAGCCGTTACAGCCACAAAAAATGTCACAAACGCAATAATTGCAACGAGATTAAAAACTGGATATTTATCAGCTACAATAGATGTTTTGGATCTTAGTCTTTTAACTGTTAGCAATGATAACTATGAATGGCAGTTATATTTAAATCCTTCTGGAATAAATAATTTGACTTATTCAGGAGTAAATAACTCTTCTTTAGAATATGCTGTAGCCCCGAATGGAACTGTGATTTCTGGTGGATTTAGTATTGCTGGAGGATATGCTCAAGCTAAGACAGACATACAAGCTGACTCTTTGAAATCTTTATTAAAACTTGGGTCTTCTATAACTGGAAGAAAAGATGTTCTTGTTTTATCTTGCCAGCCTTTAGGAGCTTCTGACTCTGTTGTTTATGGGGGAATTAATTACAGAGAATTTAATTAACAATCACTTACATTTTTTACTTTTTTCTTCTATTTCTTTTATATATATTAATTTTCCTATGTATTTTCCGTCATCTTGACGGACTGCGTGACATTTTGCATTAAAAGCTCTATTTTCACTATCTATAATTACTATATCGTGTTCAAAATTTCTTTTATTTTCTATAGCTAGCTGCCAACTTTCGTTAACTTCATCTCTAGTTTTTTCGCAAAGGGCATTTATCCAATTATTATTTTCTAAATCTTTAAATAATCTATCAGTTAGTCTAATTAAAGAATCATTCGCCCATGTAAAATTTCCTTTTTCATCCGTTTCAAATATTGGCTCTTCTCTGTTATCTAATATCCATCTTTGCCTATGTAGTATTGTTTTTGTTGAAGCTTGTAAATCATTAAGCTGGTCTTTCATGCTTTTGCCGCCATTCGGCTTTAATTCTTTTGAAATTGATTCTATCTCTTCTTTTAAAGACGCTATATCTGTTATTATTGTTGTGAATGGTTGCAACTTCTTAATTAAATAAAACATATAGCCGCCGAAAGCTGCTACAATAACAATTGAAGAGTTGATCTTACCTAAAACATCAATTATTTTCTCAAAAGTTTCCATAAATCAAGCGGTTTGTATATTCATATTACACGAAAAAACAAAAGAAAAGAAAGCCAAGCGAAACAACAATATTTATTTTCTTTTTCTGATTGGTTTATTTTTTCCATCTCAATTCCTTTAAAATTTGTTGCACTAAATCTTTTTCAGTTTTATCCATATCTCGATCTAACTGGTCTAAAATATTTTGCATACTGAATGTCTTATCAGGATGTTTTTCTTGTTCCACTTTTAAATCTTGAATTACATCTATAATTTTAATTAATGGCGTTTTGTATTCATCAAATTTTTCTTTGCTTATAAGATTACTCATTTCGAATGCCTTCGGAGTAAGGCCTTTGAATAAAGAAATAATCAAAGAACCAAGCATGTCAAAAATAGAAAACGCAGCCGCTGCAATAGGATTGATTGTCGCAAGCAAACGAAGAATTAAGAACAGTACAGAGAATATAATTATTGCAGTTAAGGCGCTTAGGAAAAACTTTTTCAACCCCCAAAATACAGCATTTAAACCAAACATTCCACTCATAGAATTTAGAGTAGCTTTTGCGGCGTCAGCTTCTTCGGCTACTTTTTTAGCTTTATCTGACATTTGCCAAAGTTGATCGTCGTACTTTTCATTTAACTCAACTTTTTCCTTTTGCAATTTGCTGATTATTTCGTCGCGCTGGGCCAAAAGTTCTAGGCCTTTTTTTCTTTCTTCTTCTATTGCTGAATTTAATAAATCAACAGTAGCTTTTATTCTTTTGATTTCGTCGATATGAGGTGATCCGACAATTGAAACTACTCTTTCGTTTAAAGATTTTGCTGTCTCTACTTGGACTGGTGGATTAGTTACTTGAGTCAAGGAGTATTGAATACCTTGAGCCAAAGTAGATGTTTGGATTTTTTTACCCTTTTCGTTTTTTTCTATTTGATCTAAAGTTTTATCTAGCTTTTTTTCTTGGTTATCTATTATCTGCTGGTTAGCTGTAGAAGGCCTAGCAGGAGGCACTGTAGAAAAACACCCAGACGCTAAAAGCGCTATTAATAAAATCAGAAACCTTTTCATCAAAAATCATTACACCCTAAATAAAAAACCCGCAGATTTCTCTACGGGCTGTTTGTTTTAATTAATCCTTCTTATGAGGAGGAGGAGGTGGTCCCTTTGGTCCTTTACGCCTTGGAGCAAATCTTTTTTTGTCTTCCTCGGAGATTTTAGATCTTTCTTCTTTGTCTAGCTTTCCGTCTTTATTTGTGTCGTATTTTTCAAGTAATTCCTTGGGAGGCCCTTTTCTTTCTTGACTTTTTGGTGGCTTGGGTGCATCTTGAGCTATAGATGTCAACGAGAACCCTAGGAGTATCGTGTATAATAGATATTTCATAGTTATTAGGTATGACATATACTTTAAGCAAACGGTTGCAAGTTTTACACTAGCTTAACAAAAATGAAAGCAATTCTAGAATTTAATCTACCCGAAGATCAAAGAGCATTTGAAATGGCAAATCAAGCACCCGACATGGTTGCTGCTATTGGTCATTTCGAGGATAAGTTGCGAAGTTATATAAAATACGGTCATGAATTTAAATCTGCCGATGAAGCTCTTTGTTCTATTCGCGCTCTTTTGCATGATGAAATTAACATCCGGGGCATAAACATTCACGATTAAATTTGTAAAAACCAAAGACTTATTTTATAATCTTGCATGGATTCTTCATCTATAGCAATTTCTATAAACCTTAAGATTAAAGATAAAGAAGTTACTCTCTCTATGGAAGAGGCTCAGAATCTTTATTCTCAACTTAAAAACGTTTTAGGATATAATAATCAACCATATCTTATTCCTTATCCTTGGGGAGCGCCTTCTCCCTATATAAGTTATACGATTACTTCTTCTGATACTACTAGTTCTAATTGGAAAACTTCTTAATTTATGTTAAAAATTAAAATTTGGATGCGCGGCACATACGAATATAGCCGCGATACTATCGCTGGCCCAATGCCAGATCAAACTCAAGAAATGTTTGAGGAAATGTTCATTGAAAGCGATGAATGTTATAGTGGCGGTGATGTTTATGAGACTTGTCCTTATTTTGATTTTAAAGATGGCAGAGATGATATAAAAGTATATTTAGGAGGTGACGAATATATTCAAAATCACGAAAAACCTGTCTTTGAAACGTCAGATTGGAATCAATTTAAATTCGAAGAAGGCGGCGGTTGTAATTATATACCGCAAGAACCTGATAACGTAGGCGAAGTAAATATTTGGTGGTCTCACGACATGAAGTTTAATTACATTTATTATTGGAGTGAGATAACTGAATTTGATCCTAAAAAATTAACTATTCAATATGGAGTTGATCAGCGTGGTGAAAAATATCTTGAAGAAGTAATGTATGATGGTCAATGTCCTGATGATTATCACGATCATGGCGACACAGGGTACGGCTACGATGGTCCAGAATTTGTTTATCATCCAGATCAAAAATTTGCTGAAGAGGAGGAGGATTAATATAATATCAGTATGAATCGCAAAGATTTTTTCAAAACTTTATTCGGAGGCTTTGTCGCCGCCTCTACGACACCGTCTCTAGCTAAATCAGAAGAGAATCCTCAACCACCAAAAGATTTAGCTCTTGGTAGAGAAGTTTTAAGAGTTGACGAGCGTGGCAGCGTTGGTATTGGAGGAGGCTCAGGATATCTTGGATTAGGAACTAATACTCCGACTCAAGCTCTTCATGTTTCTGGCATTATTTTTCATATTAATGATCGAAAATTAGAAATGTCAGGAGATGAAAATGGCAATTTCAAAATAAAGTGGCTGGATGTCAAAAAAGATGAATGCAATCCCGCTATTATAATTGAACAACCAAAAGTTGACCCATGGAAAACAAGCTTGAATCAAATCCGCTAACTCCAGAAGAAATAAGCCAAGGTTGGCATTACTGCTACACTTGGAAAGGCGACTTAATCGGACCCGGCAACAAAAAGATGGATTCTTGCAAATGCAAGGTTAATAAAGAAATTCATCGCCAAATAAAAAAGAAATATGAGATACAATGAAATACATGTTATAGGGGATTCGCATTTTCGAACTCTAGAGTTAAAGAAGTTTTAGAAAAATTAAATTTTGCTTGGTAAAAACTTGACTTTTTAAAAATTTACCTCATATTAATTTAGCGTACTTACAAGAATATGATTAACGATAAAAACGATAATAAAGTACAGTTGATTGGTTATTATGGTAGCGATCAAATTCACGCCTGTTCTGCATGGACTTCCACCAGCAGAGATTTAAATGAAGATAAGATTAATAGAATTCCTAAACTCCTTAAAATGCTCGCTGATGCGGGGCATCACACTCCTTTTGAAAAGTCTAGTCTTCATTTCTTGGTGGATACTGATATTGCTAGTCATATTCATCTCATTAAGCATCGTGTCGGTGTATCTGTTAATGGCGAATCTGCTAGGTATAAGGAGATAAAGGAAGATAAGTATTTAATTCCTAGTGATTGGGGAGATATTGAATCTAATTTTGAACAAGAAGGAGTTCAAAACGATAAATGGGCTAAGATTCTTGAAGACTACACTCAACTTGGCAACAATCTTTATCATCAATGTATAAAAGACCTTGAACCTGCATTGGGTCGCAAGAGGGCTAAAGAGTCTGCTCGTTACTTCAAGACTTATAATTCTCAAATTCAAGCTGATGTTATGTTTAATTGGCGATCATTCTATCACTTTTTGAGCTTGCGTAATAAGCCTGATGCTCAGAAAGAAATCCGAGAAATTGCCGCCGAGATGTTGCGTCTCGTAAAGAATATCGAAGGAAATCCTTTCGAGCATACGATTGCGGCATTTGAACTATGATCACTAAGTATAATTTATTCCTTGATGATATTCGCCTTCCAACCGATGTAACTTGGGCAGATATTCCAGTTAATCAACATTATTCTGTTGCAAGAAATTACAAAGAATTTGTAGATTTAATTACTTTACGAGGTTTACCTAGATTTGTTTGCTATGATCATGATTTAGCTTATTGTCATTATGGAGATGGATTAAACAACGACAAGATAGATTATGATAAATACCAAGAGAAGACCGGGTATGATTGCGCTAAGTGGCTTATAAGCTACTGCATGGAGCGCAACATCGCGCACCCCCCTTATGTTGTCCATAGTATGAATCCAATTGGTAAAAGTAATATTGAGTCTTATATAGAAAGCTACAACAAAGTTTTATATGCAAAACAACAATCAAGATAATGTTTCTTGTGCGAGCAATAAAGGCGTAAACTTATCAATAGAATTGCCAAAATCATTTTCTCATGAAGACGCAGAAAAAATAAAAGCTGATCTTTTTGACTTTTTTGAAAAGAAAAATAATTATGGAGCAAATTATGGCAAGAAAGAAGGCATCAAAATCAAAACAATTCTCTGGTCTGCCAATGACGCCTAAAGACGTCTCAGAAAGACTAAACAATTTTAATAAATGGCGCATAGGAGAAGACAATAGGACAATGGACGAAGCCGGTTTGATACCGAAGCAAATAACTTTAGATATCGAATTTGCTATAAAAGAACTTGCCAAGTTATGAGTGCGGGAAAAGGAGACAAGCCAAGGAATTGCTTCAGTCGGCAATTTCGTGATAATTTTAGCGAAATAAACTGGAGCAATAAAATTTCATCTCCATGTGTAAGAATATGCAAGTTAAAGAATGATATTTGTGTCGCTTGCGGCAGAACAACTGAGCAAATCAAAAACTGGCTTTCTTATTCTGAAAAGCAAAGAAAAGAAATAATGAGGACACTATAATGGGAATGTACGATACAATAATTTGCGAATATCCACTTCCAATGCCAAATGATCCAAAAGGTTATTCTGGCTCGAAAGACTTCCAAACTAAAGATCTAGATTCTGCTTTAGATTGGTATGAAATTGACAAAAATGGTCAATTATTTATACAACGCTCAGAAGGTGAGTGGATTGAAGGCGACAAAAATGCCACAGGCTTCGTTGCCAAGATGGGGTATTTCAAAACCACAAAGAAGTGGAAGGAGGAGTTAATACGCACAATAACTATAAACTTCTATGATTACCAGCATTCCCAAGATACTGACTACGATTACTCCATAGAATATAAAGCTGTATTTATTGATGGTAAAATTTCTTCTGTCGAGCTTGTTGACTTTGAGGCAAGAGATAATGCCGAAAGAAAAAAAAAGGATTTGGAGTTTGATAAAAAATTAAAAGACTGGTATGAATTTACCAAAACGAGAAAATATAAATACATTTTGCGCCCTTATGCTTCTTTTGTGAAATTCATGTTTCGCAATATTCGTAATTTTCTTACGTTTTCGCAATCAAAACTTTATTTTGTCGAAAAATTTTTCTTAATCAAATGAATATCTCAGAATTTGAAAGAACAAAACCCACAGAAACTCATAAAAAAATCAAGCAATTAGAAAAATTGATTTTAGCAGAGCAGCAAAAAACAGAATTACTTTATTCTAATAGAGTCGCCACGTTGGACAAAATGCTTGTTTCTGTTAGAGAGCTTATGGATACTTTCAAGAAAGGTGAGTAAAGTTTAATTTTGAAATCACATATTGCAACTCTATAATAAAGTATGCAAAAAGAGTTGTACATAGAGGCAAAACCTAAGAGGAGCATCGTTATTAAGCATGACGATCTTTCTTTTGATGGCCGCACAATAACTATTCCATCTTATTGGGCCAGTTCTCTTGATGATTACATCAGCAAAGTAGATCGGAATTTAATAGCCGAAGCTGATAGGCAAGATTTCGATCAATTCAAGAGTTTTCTATTTGATATAGTAGAATATTCTCATAAAGGAAATTGATATGAAACAAGATAAATTTGCCAAAAAAGGTTCTTTCAAAAGAAAGGAATTCGAAAATTTAGATTTAAAGCGCAAAAAAAAGGCCAATAAACCACAACGGAATAGCGACTTCAAACTAGAAGACTTTAGATAGTGTAATTATAGTTGTGAAAAAATATGTCGCCTATAGCGCAGATTGGAAGAAAAAAATAGAAATAGAGGAGCTAGATTCCTTAGAAGAAACTATTTTTGAAGCCTCTACCCGTGCTGTAGAGTGGGCATTAAATTCTAATAAAGAAATTGGTCTTTTGGTTCGTTTGGAAGACAAGGATGTCCCGGGATATACTTTTATTTCTTTATCTTATAAAGTTTTAGCTAACGCTGGTCATTATATTTTAGCAGAATTGCAAAGAGATTTAGTCAAACAAGATTTTGGCATTGATATTGGGGAAGACACTCCATTACCTAAATTGATGGTTAAATTAAAAAAAGCCTCGTCAAAAAAGTCTTTTTGTATTGCTAGAATTACTGAAATCCAAATAGACGGCAGAAAATCTAAAGTGCCTATTGTTTGCATTAATCTTGGTCTTTACGAAAATCAAGAAGAAGCAAAGCTCAAATGCCAGGAGTTAAATAAATCTGAAAAAGAAAAAATATTTGTAGTAAAAAAAATAATTCACAATCTGGAAGATTCTCTTGACTTCGGCTAAATTTAGGCCATACTTGCACCATGCGACTGGGACTTTGCTGCATTTCTTTGCGTCTTCAAGACGAGGGCCATAAATTCCAAACTATGACTTTTTCTAGGTTTTCTGCGCTACCACGCCAGCAAGCTCTAGAAATCCTTTCTGCTCGCATTCTTAATAACTTTCTTGTCACAGAAAAAGTAATTCGTTACTGCAAGGCCAGCGGATTCAGCAGTTATAGATTATCTTCAGACCTTACGCCAGTTATTAATCATCCTTCCGTAGACGTTAAATTGCAAGATCTGCCAAATGCTGCGGCTATTTTTGAGTCTTTGTCTTCCATCGCTAACGCCATCAAAGAGACGGGGCTAAAGATTTCAGCTCATCCTTCAGAGTATATTAGTCTCACTAGCCCAAAAGAAGAGGTGATTTCCAACAGCACCAGAGATCTTGCTTCTCATGCGGAGCTATTTGATCTTATTGGCTTGCCTCAGTCTTATGATGCCCCATTGAACATCCATTGTCGCCGAGATGAAGACCCCGAAATAATTTCCAATGATTTCATTAGGAATTACGATAGACTTCCCCACAATGTAAAAAGTCGTCTTGTCGTAGAAGTAAACGATAACAAAGATGGCGTTTGGAGCATTAAAAACCTTTATAAATATTTTTATCAAAAAGCTCAAATTCCTGTGACCTTTGATAATTTGCACCACTCTTTCTGCAATCATGGAGTTCCAGAGCGCGAAGCTTTCGACTTGGCCTACTCGACTTGGAATACGACTCCTGTATTCCACTACAGCGAGGGTATTGATGGCACAAGAAAACACGCTGATTATGCTTTGCATACTCCTCCACAATACAACGACGAGGTATTCTGGGATGTTGAATTGAAGAGCAAAGACCTTGCTATTTTGAAAATGTTGAATAAATAATATGGCGCACTTAATCAAAGTCCACGCATTGGACACTACTCATGATAACGGCAGGGATTATATTCCTATTCTTGTTAATTTAGATAATGTAACATCTATCGAGCCAAGTAAGATTCACACCATTATTTATACCAAAGATGGAAGCCCAACTGGCATTAGAGTCAAAGAAAATCTTGAACAAATTATGAACGCTTCTAAAAACAACAAATGAAAGAAAAACTTTTTATTCCTGTTATTTGCTACAACCATATGGCGAATACAGAATTCATGATCAGCTTGATCAGGCTGACTCATTATTTAAGAGACAAAAACATCAACTACTGTCTTTATCCTATAGTATTTGAGAGCTTGATTCCAAGAGCCAGAAATGCTGCGGCGGCGCATTTTCTTGATTCAGACTGCTCTCATTTATTGTTTATTGATTCTGATATTGAATTTGAGCCAGAGTCTGTTGTTAAGCTTCTTAGACACAATAAAGAAGTAATCGCTGGAGTTTATCCTAAAAAGTATTACGTTTGGAATCGGGCTTTTGCAGGAGAAGAGGCTGTAGATTACCCTTTCGGAGGCGAAATAAATTTCAATCAAGATGGTTTAATTGAAACTACTTATCTTCCTACTGGTTTTTTGATGATAAAGAGGGAAGTTTTCTCAAAAATAGCTTCCAGCAGACCAGAGTTGAAATATAAAAACGATATTGATGGCTACGGTCAGTTAGATACTTTTTATAATTTCTTCAGATCTGGAGTTCATAATGGAATTTATGAGAGCGAAGACTGGGGGTTCTGCTCAATCTGGCGCGAACTTGGAGGAAAAGTTTTGATTGACCCAACCATAAAGTTAGGTCATATTGGATGGAATAATTTTTCTGGCAATCCATTAAAATGGTGCCAAGAAGCAATCCACCGTTATAGCCAAGAAAACCCATGAAAAAAATAGAAAAGGCTTTTACTAGCAAAAACTTTTCTCACAAGCAAATCCACCGAGAAGGAGATTTCGCTATTTACGAGAGATTCTTTAATGATTCCCCAGAAAGAAAGCATTATGAGGTAGTAAAAATACAATCTCATAACGGCTATGCTATTGGCGGACAAATGTATCCTGCTAGTGAATATTATCCTAGCTCTAACGCTTGGGGTAGCGATGGATATACTTGCACCACCAAAGAAAATGCTTATAAAAGATTGGACAAAATGATAGAAGACAATAAGATAAGAGAAGAAGAGAAAAAGAAAAAGAAAAAATAAGCTTTTGCGAGTATAGCTTAATGGTAAAGTTCGAGTTTTCCAAACTTGCTATGGGGGTTCGATTCCCCCTACTCGCTCCAATTGGGGATTTGCATAATGGTAGTGCAGGAGTCTTTGAAGCTCTTTGTGGGGGTTCGATTCCCTCATCCCCTGCCATTTTTATGAAAATTTATAATATAGCCGTAGGATCAACTATTGTAATTGGACTCATTGTGTCTGTACTTTATGGTATGTTGGTTGGCGTGGCTGTTAATTTTGTTTTATTTTTAATTGTAGAGAAGTTTTTATCAGAAAAATAACATGAAAGCATACATACAATTCATCACCAATGAAGAGCAGTATTATGATTCTCCAATTTTGGAAATAGAAGTTCCAAATAAGGCTTTTTTAAATAAGCTTTTAGGGAATTTTAAATCTTTGTCGGTTGATCCAACTAAAGCTATGGTTGATTTTATTGTTTTTGCTCATTCTGTAATTGGCAAAAAAGTTATTTCAATTGTCAATGAGGGGCAAGGCTACGTTGAGCCGACTCAGATCTCAACAAGAGTTCCAAATGTTGTTGAATTTGTGTATAAGAAAGATGACGGCAAGACAGATTGGCGCAAAGTAGACATCCTAGAAGAGGATAAGTATTATATCAAAGGACATGATCTTGATGACAGCAATCATTTTAAATCTTTTAAAAAGAGTAATATTGTTGGCGGCAGAATGATTAAGCATTAATTTTAAAGCCAGAGTAGCTCAATGGCAGAGCAATACTTTTGTAAAGTAAAGGTTGCAGGTTCAAGTCCTGTCTTTGGCTCCACTTCTAAAAATTTTTTCAACTTTCCTTGACTTCTCAGGAACTTCGGTCATACTGAGAGCGTAAGTTAGGACGGCAGGTTGGAGAAGAGGTCATCTCGTCACGCTCATAACGTGAAGATCGCTAGTTCGAATCTGGCACCTGCTCCCAAATGCGATTGTAGCTCAACGGTAGAGCAGCGGCCTTTTAAGCCGTTGGTTCCGAGTTCAAATCTCGGCAGTCGCACCAATTTTCGTTCTTTTAAAATTTTGAGCAGTGAGATCTCTTATATCTAACGTGTGTTAATTATATAAGATGGAAATACGTTTCCCGCTGCTTAATATTTTAGGTTAGTTGAGTCCGTTACCTTAGACTAAAAACTCAACAGTTTTTCAGGTTCGCTATAGAAACCTTAACTAGATATAGGTTCGTTATATCCGTTTTTGTAGTTTTTCGAAAAAAACTACACGGTTTTTTTGTTCTTTAAAATTTAGTGGGCCTTTAGCTCAACGGTTAGAGCAGGGAACTCATAATTCCTTGGTTATAGGTTCAAATCCTGTAAGGCCCACCAAATGCTGGTCTGGTAGCTCAATAGAGCAGAGCAATCTCTTTATAAGGGATAGGTTGTGGGTTCGAAGCCCACCCGGACCACCATTTTGGCCCATTCGTCTAGTGGTTTAGGACAGTAGATTTTCAATCTATTAACAAGAGTTCGATTCTCTTATGGGCTACCAATTTTGTTCTTTACAACTGAATATGAAAATTCTGTCCAGCGATGGCGAAATGGCAGACGCAGCGGACTCTTAAGGGTCCATACATGAGAAATTATGTATGAGTATGGTGTAAATTCGGTGAACGGCATGAGTTATTGAAAATTGGAGCAACGGTGGAAAACCCCACTGTCCAAATAAATAATTTCTACCCAACGCCGAGCGAAGTCTAAGGCAAACGATAAAGAAATTATAGAAGAAAAAAGGTGGAACAACTGACGCAATCGTGATCAGCCACCCTAGCTAGGTTACCCTTCTAGCCGCTTCATTGCGATAAATTCTATAGCCTCATAATTAGAAACGTGTAGAGACTATAATCACCTACCTAGAAAATCTAAGATAGCCGAACAGGCTTGAAATACTCATTAGATTATGGTAAAGGCATAGTCCAGACCACAAACAAAGGAATAAAGAAATCGGGGATACGAACGATGTAAAACAAATAAGTATTAAAAATCTTTGTTCAATCGAACTTTGGTAGTGAAAACTATAGTGGTAAGTAAAATCCGCAGGTGCTAATAACACTGTGGGGGTTCAAGTCCCCCTCGCTGGACAGAGTTTTTATATTCAATAATTTTAAATACATTAATAAATACAATGACAGTAACTTAAGCGGGTAAAGTACCGGCGAATAGGCCGGGTTTGTCAGTTCGAATCTGACCGATAGTTGGGCTAGTTAATGTATTGATCCTGATAGACATTGAAGTGTTTTAATTGACGAATTAAAACGTAGTAAATGGAACAAATAGTGAAATCCAGAAACATAACTTTGCCAACAGGACGCAGCTTGACGCTTTGGACAGCCAACAAAGACTAATAGAGAGGCTAGTGCAGAAAATCCTGTATAAACTGCACATTAGATTTTGCAGCAATGAGGACAGTCGTGAACCGGGACGTAATCTGGGGTACTGGGAATACTCGGTATACCAGATAACTGAATGACCTGATCTGCAATTGCAATCCAGACAGTGCGCCCAAGTGATAATGGTTCCAGTCACTTTACACTGCGACAAAAATGGGCAATAATTTTTAGTTCTTTTTGATTGGTATTACCTAACTGGAAAAGGAGCGCATCGGCTGCCAAAGTTTTATAGGTTCATGGCGATGTATGCGCATAACCATCATATAAACCTAAATAGGGGTGGGGACTGTAGGTTCGAATCCTACTATCAATCAATTAATTTTGTTCTTTTTAATTTTATTTTCCTAGAGGGAGATTTGTAGTGCGTGTCGGTAGACATAACGCTGAAAACAAATCAGGAGACTCTAGCGTGATAAAGCTTATAAAACTATTGACAAATAGAAAATAAAAGTCTTATCACGGATTTTCTGAGCGTGTGGTGTATTGGTAGCAATGGCACGAAGCTGTAAAAAGCGGAAACAGAGGAGCAGGTTCGATTCCTGCTGCGCTCATTTAATTTTTATCTCGCTAGAAGGACAAGGGGCTTCATGCCCCGTTCTGGAAACAGACTTACTTCTAGTGGGATCTTTTTTTTATGAATAGAGAATTCATTTACAGAATCTGGAACATACAAGAAAAAAAATATATAATGACTGGTTCTCTCTATGGTTTAGAGGGAATTGCTCATTTGACTTGCTGCTTCAATCGTCGCTATCATACAATAGAAGAATATACAGGATTAAATGATTTTAACGGTCAAAGAATCTTTGAAGGTGATATTCTTGATTTTACCGCTCAATATAAACAAACAGGCCAAGTTCCTGTAATTTATTACGGCGGATCTTTTGGGTGTATTATTACTGATGATAGGGATTTTAAAGAGTTTTGGAATTTAAGTCATATTGTTCAGCAATACTACCCAAAAATAACTGGCACAATACACGACAATGATATCATTATTTAAATGGCTCAAATGGTGGTTCTGGGAAACTCGCAGATGCCACCATTCTTCATTTGACGAATGCCATTCTAGGCACTATGATTTCGGCAGACATAAAGGCTGGTGGTGCAAAAAGTGTGGCAAAATGTTATATAATGTATGAATAAAATTATCATAGCTAAAAGACCTTTTAAATGCGCTTATTGCGACAAGATGAAAAAAGGTGCATATAAAATAGTCGATGATAATAAATCTTGCGAAGTATGCAACAGAGCTTATGATTATGTATCACCAAAGGTTTGCGCCGAATGCCCAACTTGCCAAGGCAAAGGATATTTGATAGCGGATAGAGAAATTCCATAAACAATATGAGCCGAGAATTTAAATTTAGAGTGTGGGATTCTTCTATAAACGAATATCTACAAGCTGATCAAGATAATCCGTATTTATACTGCAAATTGGGCATTTCTTACAATTTGTCTGATATTATGTTTTTTTATGCGCGGTCAAAAAACAATAGATGGGTAGTTCAACAATATACGGGATTGACTGATAAATATGATAATCCTATCTACGAAGGTGATATTGTAAAATGGGATAACTTGAATTATCTTGTAGAATGGAATGATATAGCCTATAAATGGCAAGGAAGATGTCCATATTATCATTCATACCATCATCCAACTACAGAGCATTTTAGAGACTTAATGAATGGTATCATTGCAGGTAATTATTTTGAAAACCCAGAGCTATTAAAGTAACATGATCCGCGAATATAAATTTAGAGTATATTCTTTCGTTTGCAAAGAATTTATTTACTTTGATATATATGATTATCCTCAAGGAATTGCTGGTGGTGTAAGCGAGCCACAACAATACACTGGATTCAAAGACGCAGATGGAAATGAAATATATGAAGGGGACATTCTAAAGAATCTTACCCCTACAAAATATTCAGATGTCAATTTTACTGTTGAATGGGGAGAGTTTGAGCCAAGTGATGATATGGGTGTTGGTGGTGTTGGATTTGTTTTGCCTTGGTTCTTTACTACTTTTAAACCAAAAATTATTGGTAATATCTTTGAGAACCCAGAACTATTAAAGTAATATGAATACCCCAAAGAAATTTAGAGTGTGGAATACAAAATCTAATGGATGGTGTGGAACTATTGGTTTGAATGAAACCATTTCTCACTATGAACTGGAATATGATACTGATGATTTGGTATTTGTTCAATATACTGGATTAAATGATTCAAAAGGAAATCCTATTTATGAAGGTGATATCATTGAACAAAACTTCGGTAAAAAACCTACTAGAGGGCTTGTAAAGTTCAGCAGAGGTTCCTTCCGAGTAATTTGGCCCGCTGAAACTTATGATGATCTCGGATGTATGTTAATTGAATATGTCACTGTAATTGGTAATGTTTTTGAAAATCCTAAAATGAGAGGAATCTATGAATAGACAAATTAAATTTAGAGTTTGGAATAAACCTGCAA